GATGATGACGATGATGACGACGATGATGACGACGATGATGACGACGATGATGACGACGATGATGACGACGATGATGACGACGATGACGATGACGATGATGATGACGATGATGATGACGATGATGATGATGACGATGATGATGACGACGACGATGACGACGATGACGACGATGACGACGACGATGACGACGACGATGACGACGACGATGACGACGATGATGATGACGATGATGACGATGACGATGATGAGAAAGAGAAAAAAACAACTGGCAAGAAGAGCGGAAAAAAGAAAAAATAGCTTATTCGCATTTTTTGTCTCTTACTTTGGCGGTAAGCAATGGATGAAACAAATAGAACGAGGCACCGTGCCGTTGACCGTATTGATGGCTGCATAATACCTACTGGGTTTGAGTACTTCGTCGAGCTAATGGAGGAAATTAGTGCGGTGAAACACAAGGGTACTGTAAGCGTTTTTTTGGATGAAACTGAGCGCCCTTTTCTATCTATCATGAAACAGGGCAGCAATAATCAGCGCATCACTATCGTGCTCAATAAGAGTAGAGAGTGGGAGCCAACAAGACGTTACAAAAGTATTACTCTTGAACCATGGCATACAGGAGATATCAGAGTTACGGTGCCTGCGAACGAGAAAGCACTGAAACAGGCATTCAAGCTTGCACGCGAGTGGAAAGAGGCAAAGGATTTCCATAAGCCCACTACCACTGTGCTTGGTACAAAAAAAGGTATACGACGTCGGCCTCGTCCAAAACTGTAGACCCATCTTCTGTACAATTCTATCCTGAGACGAAGCATGAAACACTTCGCACATCTGCACGTCCATTCTGAATATTCAATTCTTAAAGGGATTGGTGAGATCAAGTCCTGGTATGAAGCAGCTGCAAAGCGTGGGATATCGGCATTAGCTTTTACTGAATATGGGAATATGAATTCTGCTATGGCTTCTTATCTACAGTCATTAGATACGGATGGAGTGAAGGCAATATTTGGTATGCAAACTCTTGTTGTACAGGATGTGCATGCGACCATGCAAGAGGAACCAATAATATTACTGGCTAAAAATGAGACAGGTTATAAGAATTTATTGCAACTGAATAATTGGGCGTGGATAAATGGGTTTGATAGTAAACGTCAAACCGCACGCGTTGGCTATGAACAATTATATGATTACAGGAAGGGTTTATTTGCATTGACAGGCTCGCTTTCTGGGCCTGTGGCAATGGCTTCTGAAGTTGATTTTCATATTGCTGAAAGAGCTATTTATCAATTGAAAGAAATATTTGGTAAGCGCTTATATCTTGAACTTCAATTGAATGATGTACATGAACAAAAAATATATAATAATAAATTGATTAGATTATCACATAATACAAATGTAGAAATAGTTATTACAAACGATTGTCATTATCCCAATAAAGGAGAACACAAATTAGCTGATGTTGTGGAGAAAATAGATCGAATGAGTATTAAATCCTCTAAAAGAGGAAGATCATTTGATAGCACACAAAAGTGGTTAAAGAGTTATAAACAATTAAATATTATTAGAAATAAACTTCATGCTTATATTACATTAACAGATTTTAATAAATATGTCTCGAATACTAATAAAATAGCGGAACAATGTAATGTTAGTATATCTATTGGTAAACATAGTTTGCCACAATATGATATAAAATCACATCCTATGTATGAAGATGATATGAAAGATGATAAAGATTTATTTAATAAAATAGCTAAGACTGGATTTCGTAGTAAAATAATAAAAAGTAAAAAGAGAAAGAATAATAAAAAGAAATATTTGAAACAGTTTAAATATGAAGTTGATATTATAGGCAAAGCAAATTTCATAAATTATTTTTTAATTGTTGAAGATATTATTAGATACGCGAGAGTATCAAATATTGAAGTGGGCGCAGCGCGCGGTTCTGTTGCTGGTTCATTGGTTGCATTCTGTATGGGTATTACTGATGTAGATCCGTTTGAATTTGATTTGATGTTTGAGCGTTTTTTGAATCCAACACGTATTAGTGGTGAGCGCGCGCAAAGTGCTGACGCGCTGCCTGATATTGACTTGGATTTTGAGAGGGTAAGGCGCCCTGAAATTAAGAAATATTTAGTTGAAAAGTATGGAGAAGATAGAGTTTGTACAATTGGTTCGTATCAGACTATGAAATTGAAGAGTTTATTACGTGACTTACATAGAGCATTCGAACATCGTATACCAGATGAGACAGGTTATTATGATTATAGTAATGATGAATTATTTGCTTTAATTAGGAAATTAGACAAAGACAAAATTGATGACTTAGATAAAGCTTTGAATAAAAGTGAAGCGTTTAAGGAGTTTTATAAAAGATTTCCTTATTTTGTTGACTTTTATTTGAAGAAACTTGATGGGCAAATTCGTTCACGCTCTAAACATGCGGCTGGTGTCATTGTGACACCAACATCCATATCAGATTGGATTCCGATTAGGACACAGAAGGTTGAAGATGAAGAGGAACGAGTCGCTGTTTCACAGTGGGAAGATACCTTTTGTGAGCGTCGTGGTTTGCTTAAGTTAGATGTGCTTGGCATCAAGACCCTCAACGTTTTCAAACGTGCCAGGGAGCTTATCCTCAAGCGACGCGGTAAAAAGATCGATCTATCTAAAGTTAGGTTGGACGACCAGGATGTGTTTGATGAATTTGATGCTGGTAAAACCGAGGGTGTTTTTCAGTTTAATTCTCATTTACAGAGTCAATATCTGAAGCGTTTAGATGTGACAGAGTTTGAAGATCTTATTACTACTAATGCTTTGTTGCGGCCTGGCCCAATGGATGCGAAGGCTCATGAATTATATATTGAATTGAAGTCTGGTGAACGCAAACCAAAATATGATCATCCTATGATTGAACCGTATCTGCGTAGGACATATGGACTTTATGTGTATCAGGAAGACGTTATGCGCACTGCGCATGTTCTTGGTAAATTGACTTTGGCAGAAGCAGATATTATGCGCACTGCTATGAAAAAACACGACAAAGATCAGATGGAGGCTTTTCGTGAGAAATTTGTTAAAGGATGTGTGGAAAATGGTTTGAAGAAAAAACATGGGAATAAGGTTTGGGATAAATTACTGGCATTTTTTGCTTATGGTTTCAATAGATGTATACACGCCTTTTCAGAAATAACTCTATCAAATGGTAAAAAAAGAAGAATATCTAGATTGTATAATGATTATCTAAAAGGGAAGGAAATAGTATTAAAAAGTTATGATATAGAAACTGGAAAAATTGTTGATAATGTAGTTGAAGAGATTGTATATACTGGTAAAAAGAATTTAGCTAAGTTTTTTCTACAAGATGGTAAGAATATACGGTTGACAAGTAGACACGGTATTGGCACTGATCGTGGTTTTCGATTGATGAAAGATATTATTAATACCGATCTGATTTGGATATTAAATGGAAGTGAGGCGCAACAAGTTGGCGTTGATGCTTATAATACTTTTTATGATGATAGATACAAAGAAGATACATATGATATTGTAATGGTAAATAAACCGCATAATTATTTCGCCAATGACATACTTGTTCATAACAGCCACAGCGCAAGCTATGCATTGATTGGATATCTTTGTCAATGGTTGAAAGTATATTATCCGCTTGAATATTGGTCTGCGACATTAGAGTACGCTGCAGACGACGAAAAGAAGTCTGAAAATATATGGACTTTTCGTAGTACTATTATTAAGTATGGATATCAATTTGAACGCCCACGTGCAAATCGCAGTGATTATCATTTCTCGATATCTAAGCGAGGCAGAATCATATGGCCAATCAGGGCTATCAAAGGCGTGGGTGTTAAAAGTGCGATTGCAATAGCTCAAGCTTGTAAGGAACATAAGCCAAAGACTCTTGTTGATTTTTATAATGTTGTACCGAAGAGGTCTGCTAATAAAAGAGTATTCAATAAACTTATCACATCTGGCGCATTCGATAATTTTGGTACACCATATGAGATTGCAAAAGAATATTATGAAGATATTCGCCGCGAGGAAATACCTAAAGAACTTAATGTGCCAAGTAAACGTAAAGCGTATTGGATGAAAATGCGCGAAAGTGTATTAGGTTATATGGAAAAATCTTTCCAACAACAGTTCTCTCACTGGTTCAGCAAGAGCATCACTCCAGTTTCTGAATTGGCCAATATACCAAGTGGTAAATATGTTATATCAGGTGGAAAAGTAAAGAGAAGTTTTCCTTATAATGCCAGAACAGGTTGGATGTTTTTTGTCACAGTATATGATTTGGACGGGGAGTTCTTGTTAATGATTACCCCTGAGTATTATAAGAGACACAAGAAAAAAGTGAAAGAAGGCGACATCATCGAAGTGCTTGGTAGATGTGGGAGATCAAAGCGAGGAGAAATACAGATTACTCTTGGCAAGGATAAGGCGTCACAGCTAGAAGTATATGACTTGTCTCATGAAATTTGAACTCCAACTTCATTAAAAATTTCTTAATATTTTTCTCTATGGTGGTATATATTATCGTACGCCGTCGGCAAACGGTTTGCCGCACTATAACAAGGAGTAAAAAGATGGCGAAGGACAAGAAAGAGAAGAAAAGCAAGAAGGAAAAGAAAGAGAAGAAGTCCAACAACAACGAGGCGACTGAAACTCAGGCTGCTGATGACGGCGAGGAGAAGAAGGCGAAGAAGTCCAAGAAGGACAAAAAGGACAAGAAATCAAAAAAGAAATCCAAAAGTTCGAATGGCGAACCACAGACATTCACGGTTGCGGATCTTGCCGACAAGGCGGATGTGGATATCCGTGATGCGAAATCTCTGTTCAACATTCTTGGCCGTACTCTCGAGAAGATGCCATTGGGTTCGAAAGTACGACTCAACAACATCTGCAACTTCGTGAAGATCGAGACCAAGCCACGGAAAAGTCGCAATCCACGTACCGGGGAACCAGTGGATGTTCCATCGAAGAGGAAGGTCAAGGCGAAGATTTCGAACAATCTGAAGAACCTCTGAGCACGTCTGACCTGCAGTGGCAAAAAAACGAAATCGGCTGAGGGAGCTTCTTCTCATCAAGGATCATCTCCTTGGTGAGAAGATTGTTCTCGATGTTTGGGATGATCTCAAGCTGAACGAAGACGAACCTGAAGTAATGATGCAGGATTGTCTTTTCGGGCACCAGTTGTCTGGGCATCTTGAGGCTGTGGCAGAGGCGCGATATGAACTTGGCAAGGTCGAGTTAGATCACGTCTATGCCGAGATGGACAATTTCGCGCGTGAGATGGAGGTCATGGCAAGACCAACAGATGCTAAGGTAAAAGCATGGATTCTACGTGAAGGAAAATATATAACCAAACGCAAAGAATTAATTGAATTAAAAATGAAGTATCAATTCTTGAAAGTATTAAGTAAATCATTCGTAATGAAGGCTGATTTCATTCGTACGAAAGTGGCAAGCAGACGCGCTGAGCTCGCGATGCCAGCGACTTCTGTTGAGACAGTGAAGAGAAAGAAAAAAAAGAAGAAGAAAAAATCGGAGGAATAAATGGCCGTCAAGACTGACCTGGCCAAGCTAGGTAAACGGGCCGCCGATCATAAAGCTGGTAGGGACAGATATGACGGCCCAGGCAATTTCATAGTTGAAGCAGATTCAAGCAGGTTCATCATTCTCTGCCCACCGCACGAAAACATGGGTGGTTATCCATTCGTCGAAAACATGTATCATCACCGTGATATACCACGGGATGCTAATGGTAGTTTCAACATCCGCTGTATGCGGAATAACTACAAAGATGATACTAATAAATGCGCACCTTGTACAAAGATGGTCAAATTCAGAAAGAAGCGCAAGGACAAGGGCGACAAATGGGATGAGAAAGCGCGCGAACACGCACCAAAGTTGAAGCCAATTGGGCAGGTGATCGACATTACCTGTATCATGCGTGCCAATGGCGAGATTAAGAAAAAAGTCAAGCCGTGTTTTGGCGCTTATGGCGACGAAGACGGTTGTGACAAGTGCTATATGCGCGACGCGTGTGAGGACCTCCCCAAGAAGTACTATTGCCCAGTGGGCGTGTGGGAGGAGCTGCTCGACCATTTCGAGGACGAGGGCGACATCACAGACTTGAGTAAGGCTATCCCAATTCGTATTAAGCGTAAGGGTTCTGGTCGCTACGATACGAAGTACAAGACCAAGGCCTTCCCAAAGTCGGCTATCGAGTTCCCATCCAAAGCCAGGAAGCGTATCGAGAAAGCGCTCTATGATCTAAGTACTCTGGATCCAAAACCAGAGGGTACGGCGGATGAGATAAAAGAAAAGTACAGAAAGTTCTTCTCACTGGAGGATATAGATACTGACACCAGTGGCGATGATGATGACGACGAGCCCAAGCGTCGTCCGCGGTCTGGTGGTAAGAAAAAATCTGCAAAGAAAAATAACAAAAAGAAGTCCAGTGAGAATACGGACAAAAAGAAACGCGGCGAGAAGCTCAGGAACAAGTTGAAGAAGAAAGCGAAGAAGGGCAAACTCGACCGTTAGTGGAATCAGTAAATGATTTGTCGAATCCCCCGTAGGAAGACAGAGCACACACAGAAAAAAAAGGTATCCAGAAATCAGTTGATTCGTTCGCTGAAGAAAATCGGATACAAAGATCTATCGGATCAATCGAGTTCTCTGCTTGTTCGGCGATGTCTTCCTACGGGGATTCCATGTCTCGACGTGCTCTCAGCCTGTGACGTGGATGGTGTCTACGGCTTACCATTTGGCCGTCAGATTGAATTCTCCGGGAAAGAAGATTCTGGTAAGACCAGCATCATGCTGGCCATAGCGGCCTCTGCACAGCGCCAGGGGTACATCGTGCTTTGGATAGAGACAGAGCAGACTTTGTCAAAGGAAAGAGCTCAGGTGCTGGGCGCTGACATCGATTACTTCCTGTTGGATGAGCCTGACTACCTGGAACAGGCCATATCTCGTGTCAAAAAAGCGGTGGAAAAATTACCACAATATGATGAGAAAGGATATTCGAAGAATAAAGGTCTTGTGATTTTTTGGGACAGCATTGCCGCTACTCCAACAAAGGCAGAGTATGCGCCCAAGAAAAAGAAAGACGTCGATGAGGAAAAAGACAGTGCGATGGCTGATTTCGCAAGGAAGATGTCTCGCTTTCAACGGCAAATGAAGAAGAAGATTGCGAAGCGCAATGTGATGATGATCTACGCTAATCAAATCAAAGAGAAGATTGGTGTTATGTTTGGCTCGAAGACCGCCACTTACGGTGGGAAGGCGCTGAAGTATCATTGTACATTGAGATTCGTGATCACATACACGGGAAAAATAAAAGGGAAAAATAACAAACCAGTCGGTATGACTATAAAAGTAGATAACATAAAGAATAAATGTCGTATGCCATTCAGAGGTTTTGAGGGCTTGGAATTCACCTTCGGCGGTGGATTCAATTATCCACAAGCTCTTTTGTATGCTTTGGAAACACTTGGGTATGCAAAGAAAGAAGGACCAAAATATTTTGTGTATCCATTGGGTCAAGAAGCATCTTATAAAAAATCTGAATTCGAGAAGTTAATAAAAAATAAACCTGTGATAGCAAGAAAACTCATGGAAGTTGTCAATGGTTCCTAAAGAGCGCATACTTCTCGCCTTGAATGAACATGTTACTGAAAGGTTGAGAGGGCAGGTGGATCACAATGTCTTACAGATGATTGAAGATTTGGTGAATAAAAGTACTGAAATAGTTTTATATAATATTATTAAAACGCACCCAGAGAATGAAATTGATATCGCATTAAGTAGGGTTTCTGGCAATGTGGAGAACTTTATTAGCCTTGTGGTATTGCAATTGATTGATTTTGGTAGTGGTAGGAACGAGGGCCCATTTATCAATATGTTCGATAGTCTCTTGCAGCAACAATGCGAACTGTCTTGAAGACCTGCAATGACCCATATTATTACCAGTGCCGACTGGCATTTACGTAATTCTGATTCCTATGGCGTCTTTGATCACGATGGTGTCAATGACTTTCTGACTTATCGCGTTTCCGCGGCGAGGCAAACAATTCAATCAGCGATAGACTGCGGTGGCCATTTGGTCATTGCTGGTGACATGTTAGATGATAAAGTGGTTGATTCTGTAACTATGTATCATGCTTCTGAACTTGTGCGTATGATGCAGGGCACCAGGTTGGCTGTGTTGTTGGAGGGCAACCATGGTTATGACAGTAAGAGTAATGCACATTCTTCAATTGCTCATTGGAAGCATTTGGCTAATAAAAATATAAAGATTATTACATATCCAAAAGTGATACATAAAGATAATATTAGTTATCATTGTATTCCAGCTGTAAATGCTCTTGAAATAAATTTTGCTAAGATTGTTGATAGTCTTTGGTGCCATAAGAAAAAAGGCAATGTCAATATACTTGTAATACATGGGCCTGTTATTGGAGCTAGATTTGATAGCGGTATTAAATCTAAAACCGGTATCAAAATGAAAGATATCCATAGGGCAAGTAAGAAATATAATTATATTGTATGTGGTGATTTTCATAGATATCAAATGTTATTTGATAATGTTTGGTATACAGGTTCTTTAATACAAACTTCATTGCGTGATAAAAATCAGGATAAAGGATATCAAATAATAGATTTAGATAATGATGAAGTTAAATTTGTGAAATTAAATGGTCCAGAGTTTATTGAATTAGACTGGGAGATTACAAAAAAGATTAGTCCTATTATTAGAAGGCCACATTTATATAAAGGAACATTAAAGAATAGTATTTGTGTCATACGTATATCAGGAACTTCATCAGAATTTAATACTGTATCAAATGAATTAGATTCAGTTAGAGAATCACTCATAGAAAATGGATCAATTCGAGTTTTTATAGATAAGCAGACTACGGAATCAAAGAGAAAAAAAGCTACCATTAGTATGAATATGGGATTTCAAGAAATGATTGAGTCATATGTGTCTTATAAGAAGCGTTCACTGCCAGCCAAAAAGAAGCAAGTCATAGAAAAAGGTTTGTTTTATATAAGGTGAAAAAGTGGAAAACAAAATCACGCTTAAGTTCGAGCCATATTTCATATCATCCGAAGAAGATCTTGATGAACATCTCAATTGGATACAAAGAGATGCTGTTATAAAAGGTGCTGATGGCAGTATAATTTTTCAACAAAAAGATGTTGAATTCCCTGATTTCTGGTCCGATACAGCTGTCAATATAGTATCTGATAAGTACTTCAGAGGTATTCTCGGTTCTGATGAACGAGAATATAGTTTGAAACAGTTGGTGAACCGTGTTGTCGATACAATTACTCAGTATGGTATTGAGTTAGGATATTTTGATGATGAGAACGCTAAAATATTTCAGTGTGATTTGAAGTTTCTTATTTATATGCAATATTACTCTTTCAATTCTCCAGTTTATTTCAATGTTGGTATTGATCCGAATCCACAAGTCGCCGCGTGTTTCATACTTGGCGTAGATGACCACATGCCATCCATTATGGAATTGGCACGCACAGAAGCTATGATTTTCAAGGGAGGTTCAGGCGCCGGTACTAATTTTTCCAAGCTCCGCAGCAAATACGAGCATCTATCAGGAGGAGGTAAAGCTAGTGGGCCTGTGTCTTTCATGCGTGGTTTGGATAGCTTCTCTGGCGTGATTAAGAGTGGTGGTAAAACTAGACGTGCTGCGAAGATGGCTATCCTTGACATAGACCATTTAGATATATTGGAATTTGTTGAATGCAAGCTGATAGAGGAAGGTAAGGCTTCTGCTCTTATTCAAGCAGGATACAGCCCACATTTCGAAGCAGATAACAATGCGTATTCTTCTGTTGCGTTTCAAAATGAGAATCACACCATTAGAGTATTTGATAAATTCATGCAAGCTGTAGAACAAGATGATGAATGGGATTTACGTTACGTAACAAATCAACAACGCAAATACGTTAAAGCGCGTGAAATATTCATGCGTATCTGTGAATGCGCACACCAATGCGGCGATCCTGGGTTGTTATTTTCTGATACAGCGAATCGATATCATACAACTCCAGCTTCTGGTAAAATTGTGGCTACTAATCCTTGTGGCGAATATATTGATATTGATGATTCCGCATGCAATTTAGGTTCATTCAATCTTATGCGTTTTGTACAACATCACGATAGTCATTTTTCATTTGATGTTGATGCATTTAAGGCGGCCGTTAGGATCGCAACGATAGCGCAGGAAATCATTATTGATAAAGCTAGTTATCCAACCGATAAGATCAAGCGTAATGCGGTTAATCATAGGCAATTAGGGCTTGGATATTCAAATCTAGGTACGTTGATTATGTATTGTGGTTATCCATACGACTCACGCGACGGACGTGCACTGGCTGCTTCTATTTCTGCCTTGTTGACCTCTTCTGTATATAACACTAGTTGTGATGTTGCTCTTGTGAAGGGTACGTTTAAAGAGTTTGATAAGAATAAGGATAAGATGCAGCAAGTTTTGTGGCGTCATGCTTCTAATGTGAAAGATATTGAGACAGATGTAGATGGTATTAAAGAGATCATAGATGCTGTTGAAGATACGTGGCAGTCTGTTACGGAGAAATATCAACATCATGGTATTCGCAATTCAAAAGCTACAGTGATAGCCCCAACAGGCACTATCGGGTTTATGATGGATTGCGATACGACTGGAGCTGAGCCAGAACTTTTTCTTGTAAAACACAAGACACTGGTAGGTGGTGGTAGTATTAAAATCGTTAATAGGTCTATAGGTCATGTGCTGGCTAATTTAGGATATGACCAAAAAACAATATCTAAGATTGCAAATTACATAACTGAGAATGAGACATTGGAACGATGTAAGTTAATCAAAAAAGAACATATTCCGATTTTTGATTGTGCTTTTGGCAGTAGTGAGAAAAGTAGAGTCATTGCCCCAGAAGGTCATGTCAGAATGTTGGCTGCTATTCAACCACATATATCTGGAGGTATTTCAAAGACAGTGAATCTTCCTGAAAAGGCTTCTGTGCAGGATGTATATAATATTTTTATGTTAGCGCACAAGCTTAAGCTAAAAGCTATTACAATTTATCGTAACAATTCGAAGGGCTCGCAACCGTTAAATGTGAAGAAAAATGATGATGATAAAAAGCCTAAGCAGGTAAAGAGAAAGATGGCTGCAGAGCGCAAGGCCTTAGCCCATGATTTTAATATTCAAGGCCATAAGATCTATCTTCATTGTGGACTTTTCCCAGATGGCACATTGGGTGAAATTTTCATTCGTGCGTCTAAAGAAGGTTCCACTATGACGGGGTTATTGGATTCAATTGCCGTTTTAACATCTACCTCATTACAATATGGTGTACCTCTCGAGGTGCTTTCAAAGAAGCTGGCATATACTACTTTTGAGCCACAGGGATTTACACCTAAGATGGGTTATGCTCGCAGTATAACAGATTATATTTTTCGTTATTTGCTCCAGAAATTCAGCGGTCACGTTTTGGATGGTGACACAGTGATTGAAGATGATGAAGAAGCTCCTGTGCCGCCACGTGCTTTGCTGGACACCCCTACATACGACGCTCCGCCGTGTCCCAACTGCGGTTCGATCATGGTCAGGAATGGTTCGTGTTTTAAGTGTGAGACATGTGGAGAGACTAGTGGGTGTTCATGATGTCTATACACACCGATAATCGCGCAGCTATGTTCAAAAGAGATACCAAAACTAAGTGGCAAACGCCACTTTGGTTTTTTCGTTTCTTTGATAATCAGTATCATTTTGAATGGGATATGGCTGCGTCTAAAAAGAATCGATTATGTAAGAAATACGTCAATCAGAAGATGGACGCCACGTCGTTTGATTGGCCATCTAACAGCAGTCTTTGGTGTAATCCACCATATGATAGTCGTCGTCTGCATTTGTGGTTTGAACGCGGGTGGGATGCGGCTAGACATGGTTCTACGGTCGTGTTCCTTGTGCATGCGCGTACAGATACTGTGTGGTATCACGAGTGGGCTATACGTGGTCATGTTGGTTTCGTACGAGGCAGGATGAAATTTCTGTACAAAGACAGAGAGACAGATGCTGCGCCATTTCCATCTTTAGTGGTGATATATGATCCAAAAGCTGTCGAAAATTATGAGAAGAGTGGTATAGATCTATTACATCATTTTGATGGCTTCTGTATCGATGGTCGTTTGGGGACAACTTGGAGGAAATTACCACGTTATCCTAGGGCAATTGTTAGATACCCAAGAAAAATAATAAGAACACCAAAACCAAAACATTGGAGTGGAAAGTGAATGATATATATAAAAAAGATTGGAGAAAACTAAAGATAGCATGCTTTGACACTGAAACAACCGGTACGAATATCAATGACGATAGAATAACAGAAATGGGTATAATTATATTTAAGAAGGGTGAACCAATAAAAAAATATTGTCGTTTGATCAATCCTAAGAAAAAAATTCATCCAAAAGCTGCGAAAGTAAGTGGTATCACAGATAGCGATGTGAAGGAGCAGCGTACTTTCAAACAACGTTTCAAAAAAATATATAAGCTTTTATATGGCGCAGATCTTTGGTGTGCATTCAACGATCAGTTCGATCGCGGTATCATGGCGGCTGAATTCAGACGTTGTGGTGAAGAATACGAGGATAAACCATGTATTGATCCAAGAATATGGGCAGACCACATGTGGCCAGGTCAGACAAACAATTTGGATTCTGTTTCTGCCAGATTGAGAGTGAATGTACCAAGAACAGTTACGGATGAATTGAAGATCAATGTTGCTCGCCATAGAGCTGATTACGATTCATTAGTGACAGGATATTGTCTTTTTGCAATGATGTCTGCTATGCCAAAAACTTTGAGACAGACGTTGTATGTACAAGATTACATTTATAGGAGATGGTTGACAAACGTATACAATAATAATCCAAGATTCGCTCGTAGTGTTGAACCAACTATGCCACCGGAACATGTCAGATAGAAACCGTGTTGTCTATGAGAAAAAAGAACGATGATTTGCAAAGCAATAAAATACCATCCACGTCCTCTCATTCAACGGTTTCCTAGACCGAAGCGTATACCGTATCCAAAAAAACCAATCCACCGAGGCGAATGCCGTGATGGCATACGTCCATGTCCTTTTGTTTCATGTAGGTATCATCTTTACGCAGATATAGTATCTGGTGTTTGGAAAGAATATTTTGAGGCTCCATGGCTTATGGAGGAGACGTGTGCTCTTGATTTGGCTGAAAGAGAACGTGGTATGAATCTTGATGACATTAGTTATTATTTTGATCTAACACGCGAGAGAATAAGGCAAATAATAGATAATTCTTTAAGAACCATCAGAACAAGAAAATTAGCTAGAGATAGGTCTATTCATGATAAAATTTCTATCGGTTGAGCTCTTTAACTTCGTTACACATAAACATACTTACATAGATATGGAAAGCGGTGGTAGCCTGTATATTTCAGGTTGGAACAAAGATGCTCATGCCATTGGAAGTAATGGCGCTGGTAAATCACTTATCTATGATGCTATTTATTGGTGTTTATACGATGTCACTGTACGTGGATTTGGTAAAGATGATGTTATAGGCAAGAATGAAGATTATACTTGGGTACAAACATGTTGGTTGGATGATGATGGTCGTAGTGTTGTTATTAGAAGATTTCGTAATCACCCAGAATACAAACATGATGTTCAATTGTTAATTGATGGTGAAGATGCAAGTAAGACTCGTAATATAAGTAAGCACGGTACTAACGCTCATATCGTGCGTATTTTCAAAATGGATAGGGTGGCGTTTCTGTATTCTGTAATTTTCAGTAAAAGTCGAGGGAGTATCTGTGAAGCCAAGGATGTGAAGAGGCGCGAATTACTATCACACATTATTGGCCTGGATATTACAGATGAAGGTTTGAAAGCGGCGCGTAAAGATCGCAAGGAACTTGATAAATATTTGAATACATTGAAAATAAAGCTGTCATCAGTTGAAACGGAATCTCATCAATTTGAGAAACGACTTCATGATGCGCAGGAACAATTGATTGAGGAGGAGCGTAGGATTGAGGAAAGAAAAGCCAAAATTGCTAGTGAAAATAAAGATATCAAGGAAAAAGAAAAAGAACTAAAAGAAAAACGTAAGAAAATAAAAGACAAGATTAAGTCCATTGAAGGTAAACTTGTTGAACAGATAAATATTGATAAAGAAATTACATCTATTGAAAATAATATTGATATGGTTAATGAAAAAGTATCCAAATATAAAGTTGATTTGGATTATAAAGTTCAAGTTGAAGATAAAGCACAGCGTGCAATGACGGCGTGTAGAGAGAAGTCAGGTTCTGTCTGCCCGACATGCGAGCAAGTAATACCCGGCAACCATGTACGACGTCAGCTGTTCAATCTCAAAAAACTTAGAGATAAAGCGCGTGCTGAGAAAAAGTATTGTGCCAAGAAATATCAGAAATGGGAAAAGAGACGCACACAACTTGTCAAGGAAAAAAATGCACTCAAGTTGTCTGTTGATAAGAAATTGGAACGTCAATATTTCAAACTCGAATCGCAGTTGAAGTATATCAAACGTGATTTGAAACATATTGTATTTGTTGATGAAAATAGTATTGAAGACAACAGTGACGCTTTGCGTCAAAAGGTGCGTTCTCTAAACGATGAACATCAGGACTCATTGAATAGGAAAAATCTTTTGGAGTCACAGATCAAAACTGTTGAACAGAAGCTTGCAATAGCTGAATTTTGGGTTGTAGGTTTTGGGTCAAAAGGTTTAAAAAACTTTGTGATCAACGGTATATTAGGATTACTGGAACAGAGGACAAACGAGTACCTCAGTGAACTGACTGACGGTTATATGCGTGTGTCTTGGGAGAGTGAAAAACAATCAAAAAAGACAAAGAAATCTATGGATAAACTTATGTTAAATGTGAAGACAGGTAATAGAGGATATAGAGAATATCATTGGTGTAGTGAAGGGGAAAGATCCAGAGTTTGGTTGTCAACAGAGTTGGCATTAAATGAAATCAAAAGAACAACTGTTGATATAGGTCTGATAGATGAATGTCTTGATGGTTTGGATTCACAAGGCATTGTAAAGGCTGTCGAGTTAATAAGTGGCGAGAGTACGAAGAGAAAAATGATATGTATTTCACACAGAGAAGGTGTTGAAAAACATTTCAGAAATAAAAAAGTAGTTATCATGCACAAGGGAACGTCAACGCTGCGCGCAGCATAGGGAGTAGAGATGAAAGACCCAGCAGAATTGATGAAGTTGGTGAATTTCCAGAACATGAAGATCCGCGAGCTCGGCCTCAAGATCAACGAACTTGAGGGACAGGCGATTCACTTGTACCAGAACTTCGATGCTTTGGCCCAGTTCTTGATCTACATGATTCAAAAGTTCGGAGAAGATCAAAGCGGTACTTGTTCGGTTGGCATTCCACTGGAAAGCCTGCGCTCGGTACCACCTGGAAGTTGGGTTAAGACAGAGAACATCGAGGACATGAAGATCTTGACCGTGATGGAACATGATACGATGGAGGAGATTATGGGTCAGGGCGGCGGTGGTCCAGTGCCATTGGCCGGTGCCACACCACCGGGACGGACAACACCTCCAGGACGTCCACAGCCTATGGCTGCCCCACCACCGCCGCCCCGCCCACCACGTCATTGCGCGCCACCACCGCCTTCAGCGAAGATGGATATGGATGACGCCCCCACGTCAAAGCCATCAGTGCATGAGGTGACTTTGTCATCCCAGTCCGTGGTTCCGCAGGATAGCAACCCGGCGCCCAGCACTGATGGTGAATGACATGCCGATCTACGACTATTATTGTGAGAAATGCCATCAGAGGTTCGAGGACTGGCATACACGGATGGATGACGATCCGGAGCCATGCCCAACGTGCGGAGCTCTCTCGCCGCGTGTGAGGCATACAAGCCAGAATCTGAAGAAGGTTGAATACGTACCTCCTCCGCGTGCGAAACGCAGATTTGGTGAACATCGGGCCTGGCACCATAAGCGTCCTAGGTGGGTCTGATGGCGAAGAAACCGATTCCAGTCCAAGAACAGCGTCGTTTATTGGTCGAGAACATGAGATATTTACATCATGTTTTCACCAGTTACGATAAACAATGGGTGATGGGAATCGATCCATCGTTGAATCATACAGCTGTAGCAGTGCAAAAAATACGGAAAAAGCGTGTCAAAGTATCCAGTTCACCAGCTACAATACGAGATTCAAAGCAGAAAAAAACCGCTACACATCGAATCGCGCTTACCCGTCATTTCCTGATAAACCAGGTTCAAAAATACCCACCATTATTGATTGCGGTTGAAGGCTATGCCTACGGCCGCGCCATGAATCGTGAGCTGCTTGGAGAAGTCGGAGGTATGATTCGTCTGAATGTGTTTTGGGATCATCCAGATGAAGTTGGGCCGGTATTGATTGTTGGTGCCACGCAATTGAAAAAATTCATTTTGGGTTCAGGAACAGTAGGAGGTGGTAAAAAGACAAAACAATTAATAATTATGAATGTGTTTAAGAAATGGGGTATTGAAGTAGCTGATGATAATGAAGCTGATGCTATAGTGTTGGTTAGGATGGCAAAAGAATTCGTGAAATTTGTTTTAAAATTACATGATAAAATTCCGTCTGATGAAAAAGGATTACGTAATTTTGTAAATAATGGATGGGAAGAATATGGATATAAAAAATATATATGGGAAATATTTTGTTCGTTTGTGATCAATAAAGGTAATAACCAGCTCTTTGATTTTTGTAGTGAAGGCAAACTATGAAAATTAAGAGAAGGCCTAGAAAAATTTATAGAATTCCAAAAGAATCTTTGAAAAAAGGATGTGTTCTTGAGAGTAAATACTTTCCATATAAGTTGTTAATGTATATTATCAAATGGGGTATACCATATAATTTATATTCCAATAACAAAATGTATTATTTGAATATATTGGGTAAGGCGAAATACAAAAGAGAGAAACATTTTAATAGAAAGCCAAGAAGTTATTCTTCATGCGAGCCAATTTATAATAACGGCGTTAAACCTAAAGACAAAGACCCAGTTTTATATAAACAATATAAACAATTGAGAGAATGTTTTATTAATAAGGGTAGGCCATTACATGTTTACTGTGAATATGACATGCATCAGGTATCTTTGGAAACTTGTTTTTGCAGGTGTGATAAAGAATGTTCTTCGCTGCGGCCTCGCTGGTTGGTTGGGGAAGATGATGGTTTGTACAGTTATATGAATGATTTTATGAAATTGCAGAGGTTGGTCAATTTGTTGTACGGCACCGTTAGAAAACGTGACATAGAACCAACCAATCAATGAAGAGTGAGCGTGAAAATTTTACCGAAGGTGAAAGGGATATGTGTCGTTATTTATTGGCGGTTGCAATCAAAGATGCTGTCACCAATAGTAACAAACAATATGATATGAAGTGTAAACGTGATGCAGTAAGATGGTTAAAATCTGATAATGAAATGGGGTTCTCATTTATAAATGTTGTGTCTTTCTTATTTGGGGATCAATTAGATTATTCTTGTTTGAGGAAAAGGATATTAGAACTAATTGAAGAAAAATCAGTCACAGCAGATGACGCCAACATTGAAAGATTAATAGATGCATGAAATACCAAGACAATCCATTTGTAACATGTGCCGCCTGTGGAAAACCAGGAGGCAAGTGGTCGTGTCTGACGGCGGGATCCGTGAATGCCGAGTGGTGGTTGTTGGTGAGGCACCTGGTGCTGAAGAAGACAAGAAAGGCAAACCTTTCGTCGGTAAGAGCGGTAGCTTACTTCGAAGTGCTATTCAGGAATCTGTCGGGATCGTATTAGGTACAGATGCGGTCGTTCTCAATACTGTCAGCTGTAGACCACCCAATAATAGAGACCCCAAGGATGATGAGAAAGACGCATGTTTGAATTGGTTGCGTCTCAATATACGCAGGATCAAACCGAGGATAGTATTATCTGTTGGCAAACATGCGGCGGCTGTATTCACCCCTGAGAGAGATAGAGGTTTATTTTTCAGTAAGCGATACTTATATGAGATGTGGCGCGAATATGGATTCATTATGATGCATGTGTGGCACCCTGGTTATGTTCTAAGAAATCGAACAAGTATGAATGAATGGTGTAGGCATTTGAAACTTTTCGGCGAAAGATTGTTGGAGTTGTCATGATAATAAAATATGAATCTATATCTTGCCCAAAGTGTGGTTCTTATATATGTCAAAGTGTTGTAGTTAATACATTGTTTTATGACTCAGGACCGGAATGTGTTCATGTTGGTTATTGTATATTTTGCAGACATTATTATGAAATAGATCCTATTGGCGAACGTCTAGTTGATATGGGTTCAGTCAGTATAGCAAGGTGAACTAATGCCAAAGACAAATATGAAACGTATGCGGCGTCGTATTAAACGCCATCGTAAAGAAAAAGAAGAATATGGAGGTCCTTTGATCGTTGTTGATGACGGCAATGATGTGAGATTCAATATTGGCAGTGGCAGGCTTGCTCCATGGAAAGGAGCATTGACTTCTGAGATGGCAACAGATCATGATGGTCGTGGTATTTTGAGGTGGATTATTGAAAAGAGTGATTTTGATGAGACTGCTAAAGAGATAATTACAGAGCAATTGGATTCGGTTTGGTTCTAATATGAACAACGCAACCAGATATATATTAAGTTGTATTTTGCCAAGAACCCCTTCTTACATAGGTGGTAACTTTGCTATGACTACAAATGGTGCGTCAGAACCAGGGCCAATGGTTCGTTGCATAGATTGCGTTGAACGTAAGAAATGTAAACGTATATCTAGAAATGTTAATAAATATAAGAAAAGAGAATGTAGATATTTTGTAATAGATTTAGTGAAACAATCTAATTATTATGCAAATAAAAAATGATATACGATACACAATTACTTGAATATACAATTTATTCACATATAATAATCTTTATTAGTAAGAGGAGGTTGCTATGACCAGAATTCTTGGTTTGTTGTTGGTTTTTGTCGGTCTTTTGTTAGGTTGTCCGAAGAAAAGTGCCGTGAAACCGGCGGATGAAGAGCCGCAGCTCAAGGTGGATGGCGGGAAAGTTGAATCTCCACAGAAAGCGGAGATCGCGAAGGAAGATGCGGGGAAGAAATAGCAGGGGTGGGAGGGTTCGAACCCCCGGCCCCCAGGACCAAAACCTGGTGTTCTACCAACTGAACTACACCCCTATCTGTTATCACCACTTCCATTTAGTGCATCTCGTTGTTTTCTAGATGCTAATTTTTGTAGATTTTCAAATGCAACTCCTTCCATGTCTAAACCGAGCTCAGTACACATAGCAGCTATGTACCAAAGAACGTCACCAAGTTCTTTGCTTATTTCTCTTATTTTATCAGGAGTCATTATTCCATTGTTGTCACGTAATACTTTCTTTACTTTCTCGGCTACTTCTCCGGCTTCTCCCGTAAGACCAAGAACAGGATAAATATAGTTATTATAACGATTTGGATATTTGGCTGTTTCGAATGCACCTTCTTGATAATCGCGAAAACTTAGCATGTTTTATCTCCTTATGTGAATGGCGGAAGGGGAGGGATTCGAACCCCCGGAGCTTTTACACCCTCTTGTTTTCAAGACAAGTACCATAAGCCGCTCGGTCACCCTTCCACAAGAACAAGACGGAAGGTAGAGGATTCGAACCTCTGGAGCTGTTACACCCTCACGCTCTCCAAGCGCGCGCCTTAAACCGCTCGGCCAACCTTCCAAGATGATCGGAAGAGAGAGGATTCGAACCTCTGAGGCTGTTACACCCACTTGTTTTCGAGACAAGCGCCTTCAACCACTCGGCCACTCTTCCATGGCGGAAGGTAGAGGATTCGAACCTCTGGAGCTGTTACACCCGCTGGTTTAGCAAACCAGTGCCTTCAACCTCTCGGCCAACCTTCCCTTGTATTATATTTGTGAGATTTTCTAATTCTTTGATTGTGAAATCAATTATATCTACCATTTCTTGTTGTGTTTTGCCAAGGCACAGCTGCCTAGTGAAACATTCGATCATAATTTTTGCTTGTTTGGTCCCCATAGTTTGCCCCTGGAAGGATTCGAACCTTCACTGCGCGGTGCTTGAAACCGCTGTCTCTACCAAGTTGGACTACAGGGGCATGATAACAAAAACAGCTTGACAATATCAGTGACTCAGTTATTATGGCGGCTTCGAAACACCGTAACCATCTTCTGCAGGCGCCCTGGAGAAACGTGGTTACGGTGTTTTGCTTTGCCCACCCTGAGATTCGAACTCAGACTTTCACGGACCTGAACCGTGTCCCTCTACCAAGTTGGGGTAGGTGGGCTGGGGAAGGTACTGGTCGGATTCTCACCGGCGGTCCACCGATAGGGCCATGGTGGTCACTCACCCAGTGCGTTACCGGGAGTTGCTTATTCTGGCCCATAGCGCGACCCGTCGCGCACGCAGTACCACAGGAAATGCAGCAGCGGGACACCCCGGCGTCAGGATCTTGAGGCATCGGAACCGGGTCTAACATCCTCAAGTCTGTGTCCAGGCCACCTCGACCTCTCGACTGCTGCGATGTGCGGGGGAGGATTCGAACCTCCATGTTTAGCCTGAGGCGGCAGGTTTACAGCCTGCTGGTTTCACCGTTCACCCACCCGCACATAAATCAATACTCGTGCAGGGATTCGAACCCCGAACATCCTGGTCCTAAGCCAGGCGCCTCTGCCGTTGGGCTACACGAGCAAATGAGGTAATGAAATGTCGAAAGGAGGTAAAAAATCAGGTACTGGCAGGATTTTGGCTACCTGCGGTATGGTCTCTTGACCCTGCTTTGTGGCAGTCGACACCCGTGCCGATCCGCAGTACCTTTCTAGAACTTCTTCCCTCTACGCGCTTGGTGCTTTTGCCAACGTTTCCTCTGGCGCTCGAGGAAATCGTTTTTCAATGGCGCGAGCTCCTCCAGCACGATGTGGGAAGAGGTTTGGCTATCTTCAGAAAAAACCAACACCGTATCTTGATTTATATACGTTGTTGATTCTTTACACCACATACATTCTTGTACCCTTATTCTCTGGTATTCGTCAATATAAACATTAAGCTGTGCGCCACAAACATTGCAATAATATTGTTTTGGTTCAATAGCTATCATTTCTTTTTCTCAATCTTTTTCATGACTTTCGCCATTCTTTTCTCTTGACCGTGAAAACATTTCATGATCTTTTTTAGTGCCTTTTTTGGGTTGTGGTGCATTATCTTACAATGTGTGCTTTGTTCTTCAGCTACCCATTTTTGATCTTTTTCGTGCCAGAAGACAGAGAATTGGTAGTTTTTTAAGAGAGGATATTTCACTACACAGGCTCCACATCCCAAGCGACCATACAAGAGCCAGTGAGAGGAATCGAACCCCCAACATCTTCATTACAAGTGAAGCGCTCTACCGATTGAGCTACACTGGCATACTCAAAATCACCACGTTCGATCGCCTCGAGATGTTTGATTGAAGGACGGCATTGGTTCAATGATTTGTTGTTGTTCAATACACTCGTTGCAATCTTCGAGATAATATCCGGATCCGTCCAATATGACTGGCCTTTTTTCAATCTCAATTTCCGCACATGGTAACGGACAGCAGATTCTGACAGCTCTGTGACTCTGCAGATTTCTTTGACGGTAATTGTACCTGATTTCCAGATTATACCCATTGCTCTGCATTTTATTTCGATTGCTTTTCTGCTTCTTCCAAGGCGTTTGGATGCATATTTCAATGGCATTCTTCCGGCGAGAAAAAGTAGTAAATCTTCTTCTTTTTTTGTCCATGGTTTTACCTTAATGCCATGTCTTGATGGCATTATTTGTGCTTTCAAACCAAGTTTTTGAAGTTTGGTCCCAACAGCATTAATAGATCTATTCAGTTTTTCTGATATTTGTTTTTTTGTATGTGTTGGTAGAAGTTTTTTTAGTTGTTGAATTTCTTCATCAGACCACGGTGGATTATGTTTTAATTTTGCTATACCAAGTTGATTGACTTTGTTTTGTATTACTTTATGGCTTCTATCTAAAGCTTCTGCAATTTCTTTTATTGATCTACGACCATGCCAATATCGTATGTAGTCGTATTCTTCTTCAGTGAATCTTCTTGAATTATCACCCATGATTATTCTTCACATTCATCGCAGATTTTTATATCTTTTTTAGCTTCTTTTTTTGTTAATTTATCACCGCAATATAAACAACATTTTGGATGTGGTCTATTGTAATCTTTTTTCTTTGTTTTCTTTTCCATTATTTTACTCGCAGTCCCAACCCGCCCCCTACTACAACTTCAGGGGCGGGTTGGAATGTGCCCACGGAGGGGAAGGCACACATGCAGTATAACCGAGTCTCGTCTCATACAAAATGATCCGGGTAGAAGGACTCGAACCTCCGACTTCCTGGTCCCAGGCCAGGAGCGCTACCAATCTGCGCCATACCCGGTCGATGTCCGTCCTGGGATTCGAACCCAGACTGGCAGCGCCCTCAACGCTGTTCCTCTACCTTGTTGGGATAGACGGACTAGAATGCCAGAGTTGGTGGTGTTCCATTGGTGAAGTACTCATACCATTCTTCTAACCAATCTCTTCTCACATCATCTGGCTCAATTAATCTCCATGGTTTATTGCCTGTTTCTGGTTCTGGTGGCATTAACTTACAACAGAACACAGGGCAATATCTGCATATTGCTGATTGTCCATATTCATTAATCTCATGTATATATAAACAATCTTCCGGACAATTATCAGGAAATTCTAATCCTTGAATATGCATTGTTATTCCTTTGGTCTTGGATATCTTTGTATTGATACACTTGCTTTTCTTCTTGTCTCATGTTCATAACATTTGATGCAGATGCTGTGAGGCCAGTCGCCAACTCGTCTGAGTAGTGATACGAGACATGCGATTTCGGCTTTGGCGTTGTACGGTAGTAATATGTTTGGAGGCTTCTTGATGGTTATGGCTTTGCCAGTACTGCCGATGATTAGCAGCCCCCAGTTATCTGGGACTTCATGTTTTTCAATGATCCCCGCTGGTGCACAGTAGTAGCGGATTCTACCCATCCCCATCTCAGTCTTCTTCCTAAAGCTCTTTTTTTTGTCCTTTAGGAAATCAGATCTTGAGATCTTGCATTCAATAACTACGCTCACATTGCTACCAAATGCAAGTACGTCTGGTGACTCACGTGTCGTGCTAACAATTTCTGTTATCACAACTGGATATTTTTTCTTGGCCCAGCGTGCAGCTTTTGCGATGACTTGTTCATGTGTGTAAGTGTACATGTATGTATATACCACAACGCTGAATTTTTTATTGAGTTTTTGGTCTTGGATATCTTTTTATTGGCCTGGGGTATCTTTTTATTTTTGCATTAAGTTCTTTTTTCTTACCGCCATTCCATAATTTGTTTTGACAAATATATCCTATAGTAGACAAATGCACTCCATATATTGATGCAATGTATTTTAATGTATTACCATGTGTACGTAGTGTCTTAATCTCTTCAACGTCTTGTTCAGATAATTTAGCACTTGGATTTTTAGAACCCACTAATGAACGTTGATCAAGTATCATGTCATTCATATTATCTTGATGTGTGCCGATGATTAAATGTTTTGGGTTACAGCACAATGTATTATTGCATGTGTGTCGCACACACATACCACTTGGGATTGGTCCATTGACATCTTCATACACAAGTCTGTGGGCCCTATACCATTTGCGATGTTTTTTTGAATAGTATACTTTGAACTCACCATAGTAGTTGTTAGTGCGACCCGATCTGGACTTCGCACCAGTCCATAACCAACATTCGTTAGGACCGCGCTGTTCTATCTTCTCCCATATGCGTTTGTGTATCTCTTTGTCGATCATTGTTGACTCTTTCTACTTGTTGGTATCAATCTAATATACCACTAAAGTAAAAAGAATTCTTATACTTATGGGAGTTGAACTTCCGAGTCGAACCCGTTGCCACGGGAGGGATTCGAACCCTCACTTATGCGATTTTAAGTCGCATGCCTCTACCAGTTGGGCTACTGTGGCGTGAATCGGGAGAGGTGGAATCGAACCACCGACCTGGGAGCTCCATATGCTGAAGTGGCGTCTTAGTTCCATGTGTGAGGCACGAGCGTTAGTTTAGACGTCACTTACATCCCCGCTCTACCACTGAGCTATCTCCCGAAAGGTGGACGGGCTAGGATTCGAACCTAGAAAAACTATGCTGAAACAACTTCTGAGTTCTCAATCGTATTGAGTGATGAAAGAAATTGTTGTTGCTTGCGTTGCTAGCTCTATAGGCTAGTGCCTTACCATTTGGCTACCCGTCCATGGTGGGGGCAATAGGACTCGAACCTATAGCCATCTGCTTGTAAGGCAGACACTCTGCGCAATTGAGTTATGCCCCCATGGGTTGTGGACCAGGGCGGAATTGAACCGCCGACTCGAGGCTCTTCAGGCCCCAGCTCTACCTACTGAGCTACCGGTCCACAAGATTCGTATTCAGTTTTCAAAGACTAAACATCAACGGATTGCCGAAGATGTTTTGGCGGGCCCAACGGGATTCGAACCCGTGTTACCGGCGTGACAGGCCAGCGTGCTAACCTGGCTACACTATGAGCCCATACCTACAGAATTCTGAGTTCCTTCCTACGAACCCATTGTTCTGTTCCATCCTTCCATCGAACCTTTACTGACTGCATCTTAGTAGTGCCTTTTCCATCTAGTACTCGACCGGTCTTACCGTTCTTACGGTGCTCTACAATAGTCGAGCCGTGAGTCAGCCAGTGATATCTTCTTTTCCCATCACTCATGGCGTATGTCTTCTGACATCTTCTCTTCGTCTTTTTTTCTCTTCGCTCGTACCATGTGTTCGGGGATCGCTATCATCGACACACTGATCTGTGGCCCTTTCTCTCCGAACTTCCAAATCTCGTTCTGGATGATGGTATGTAGCCGTCCGATCTCTTTCGGCGTAAACCATTCACAGTCCTGAGTTTCGGCACAGAAATGCACACGATGGTATAACGGCTCGTCTCTTTTTATGTTTTTCCCAATACCCACCACATCTCCTTTCAGAAGTACGGCGGGGTACTTCTGAAATTTTCAATCCACCCAGGCCACACCTTCCATGCGGCCCTCGTTGGACTCGGTATTGCGAATCACCTTGCGCCAGCTCTTGAACGACACCGTCTTGTGCTCCGGGTGCCGCACCTTCCCGCGCACGAAGATCTCCCGCCCCCTGATCGAGTAGCCATGCTCGAGGCGCACTCCATCAGCGACGATCAGCTCTTCTGCCACGTGCTGGTTCCCACCACCTCCACGTCTTCCTCGCCTGGCTGCGGCGATGTCGACTTTCCTTTGCACCAGGCCTTTGCCTACCGCTTCGTCGATATTGGCCTGCTCGTTGGCGTCCACGTTGAGGAAGAACCATTCTCCCTGGCGGATGGTACGCCCCATCTGCTTGCCTTCGTACAGCCACACGGTCGGAGCCTTGAGTCTGTCGTGGGCCCGCTGGACCGTTGGTGCCGCTTCTGGCAGCTGGGCGATGAACAATTGTCTTTCGTCCACACCCAACAGAAAGTGGCGTTTGTTGCTCGATGTGCGCCGACGGACAACCACACGCCCCTTCTTCAGACGGCGCACGATGTCTCGCTGTGGCACTTCACGCGCGACGTACTGGCCCACCTCCTCGGTGAATTCCCGGGCCTTTTCGTGGACCATCAACACCAGTTGACTGAGTTTTTTGTCGGTGTTGATCACCTGGATGTTCACCTCTTCGCCAGGCCAGATCCTGAAGTATTCGCTGCGCCAGTTGCCCTTGATCTTGCGCTGGATGTCCATGCCGAACACAGCGCGGTTGACACCTCGGCCACCGACAGGATTGTCTGTGATTTCCAACTTGAGACCGGCCTTCGCGAATTGCGAGACCAGCGACTCGCACATGATTCTGAACTGACCCTTCATCAACATCTTGTGTCCTTTTGACGAGCGGCTAAGGAATCGAACCCTACAGACGGTCGGGTTTGGAGCCCAACCCGCTTACCCAGAGCGCCGCCCAATGGCTCCAGGGGTGGGGCTCGAACCCACGGCCAGCGACTTAACAGGCCGCCGCTCTACCAGCTGAGCTACCCTGGAACAGGCGCAGCTCTTACCAATTGAACGGGCTACTAAGTCGATCTGACCCGGACAATAAGTCCGAATATGGCAGAGAAAAGGAGGTTGTGGTTTGGACCATGAACGTGACGCTGGTTGTAGTTTTCATGGCATCCTCCTGTGGGATCATTCGATCCTATCACCCACCATCGGCAAAGCACAACTCAAAATATAATTATTTTCTAATTATTTTTGGCGATGGGGTTGGGGATAATGATTGTTGATTGGACTCTTCTTCAAGTTCTTGAGTACATTGCTCACAAACAACTATATGCATACCATCATAAGGCATGAATTTATATGGAGGATTTCCGCATAATTCGCACGGCACTGCGCATTCAACATTTATTTTGTCTGTTGCCATGGTTTCCCCTCATCAAGAACATGTTGTTGTATTTCCTTGAACGTGACTTGTGGTTTTTCACCGGATTTAAACATAGTAGATGTCGGAGTTGGTTTTGTTATAGTAACTAGTTTTTTATCATGTGATGATTCTTCAGCTACGCATTGGCTATCCTGGCATTCGTGCATTACGGGACAGTCGCTATCCGATTGACATTCTCCCATGAATGCTCTGATTGCATCAGGTTCATCAGCTGCTGACACCGGCATCATAGGTGCCGCTGTATTCATTTGAAGTTTTATTTCATACATTAGATCTTTTAGTTCATCATGTTTTTCATTTAGTTTAGATATTTCTTGTGTTGAATAATTAAATAAACTATGAAGCATTAATTCATTTTTACTGTCACTTTTGATTGCAGCTATTAATGCAGCTATTGCTGTAATCAATGCTGGTATAGATACTAGAATATTTTTTGAGCCGCTGACTTTTTTCTCCTTATCAGACATATCATCCCTCCTTGTGCTGATTTAATCGTTATAGTATCACAATAAGTAATCAGTACCAGGAGTAACGCGTCCGGCAGGATTCGAACCCGCGTAGTTCTGATTAGAAGTCAGATGCCTGATCCCCTAGGCTACGGACGCGAAAGAAGTGGTGATAGCCGCCCACATCACTATCACCCGCACAAGCCCCAACCGAACCAAATGCTTGCACATCCCTGTAACACGCCCGGCAGGATTCGAACCTGCGACCTCCTGGCCCGCAACCAGGCACGCTATCCAACTGCGCTACGAGCGCTCGTCTTCGTCGATGAAGACTGTATTTTTTGGAAGTTTTTTTAGACTGAATGGTAACTCTTGATGATAATCCTCTGGTGGGAAAATACCCACAGGTATAAGAGTTTGTGTTGTAGCTGTCATCACTTCGTGGTCACCATACCCATCTTCGATGAGTTCAGTGATTCTTTGGTGTAGTTCCGATAGTGTCATTTTACGCACCTGCTGAGCACAGAGACACATAAGGGTAGCCTTGCCGTTCCTTATACAGAATTTGCCCAGCCAGTTGTTGGTTGGCTACAGTCGCCACACTCATCTTGGGCAGTCTGCTGTCGGCTGCACCTTCTGACAGCAGCGGCTGTTGTGTCACGTGTTCGATCGTTTTTTCGCTCAGCAGTTTGACCTGCGCATTGGCGTTTTTCAGTGCGCGGTGAATACCAGCCAGCGATTTGACCTCCACGCTCATGGGCACAAAGAATTTTGACGCTTGCCTGTGCCGCTTTTGATACTGAATTGCGAGTGAGCCGTAGCAGACTCTTATCAGTGGTTCCCACACACGTTCCCAGAACGCCATGTTTGGAGCGCGTTCGACACCAACCACGTTTTCTCCCAGCAAGATGATGGCACCAATTTGTTTTGGCACCAACTCAAACTCAGCTACGAACTCATCCAGCTGCTTTTCAAAGTGCTTCAAGAAGTAAGTGAGGTGGCCACCAGTATGTGGCACTCCACTTTCTTTGTTCAGACTTCTGATGTGCGGCCAGATCTTGTCATAACCTTGTCTGTGTCTCATACTGAGAGCATGAGATCGTATTGATGCTGGCAATACCAACATGGTGATCGCTTTCTGGTCTCTGATGTAACCACCTTGGCTGTCCTCGATGCACATGGCTGTCTCGATGGACTTGCGGCCGTTTGCTTTGACCAAAAACGCGCTTGGCACAGCGTGGTCTTGTGCACGTTCTCTTGTCACCCAACCAGCACCTGTCGGTACGATGCTTGGTCGTGTGCTGTCTGTATTGCGCACTTGAACCGTACCATAGTTCGATGTTTCCACATGGAAGTCTGGTGGTGCGAAGTCGTCATCTTGCGCGTCGCCCTCGTCGATGAGCGGGATGACAGACATGTGGCCCACGGTTTGGGTTCTGCCACGTCCCATTCCTCTGAGGATTTCTTCGACTGTGAGGTTGCGTGTCATGACAGTGCCTTTCTCGTCTCAACTGACCCCAGGGCCAGACGTAGTAGGGCGTTGATTCCATTCACTGGCTCTGCCTCGATCATCCCTCGGATGAAGGTGGCTGTGAGCTGCCCAGGTTGCTGCACTGGCATTGTTGGTACACCGTCGTTGGGCGCCAGCTCACGTGCACCTTTCGACTCGGCAGCGAACACCGGGTTTAAATGATACACAGGCGTATCAATACCGATCTCCCGCACGTGGTGCATGACCTCAGCGAAGCGCCCGGCTGGTGCATTCTCGTATCCGTCGCTGATCACGAACACAGCCTCGGGTTCGTCGTTCAGCGCCTCCACCAAGCTGTCAGCAATGGCTGTGTCACCCATCGGACGGACGAGACCATCGCCAGCTTCGATGTCTGTACCACTGACATGGTACTCCTGACTCTCATCACCGGTGTGCAACAGGGTGTCGCGCATGGCCAAGGCCACCGCCAGGGGTCGCAGTGGTTGGCTGCGGTGACCAGCCATCGATTGTGACGCGTCCACGATGACGGCCACCGATTTGTAGCGCGTTGGGAACATCGCTGCGGTCTCCTTCGCCTTCTCGTCCAAGGCGTTCGCAATCTCTTGCGTCAGCCCACACTCGAACGCGTAGAGGTATAGGCGCACAGCGTCGTACTTCGTCGGGTCCATGTCGACTTCGACGTTTGCGCGCTTTGCTCTTTTCTGTACTGCCATCTTCTGGTGGCCGGTGAGCTTGCCGCCCTTGGCCACAAGTTTCAGCACATCCTCCTTCTTCGTGTCGGGGTGGTATGTGCTTCTCAGGCCCTCCAGGACCTCCAGAGGAAGTTTAGAGCCAGCCTTGATATCTTCCTTCGCTTTTTCAAACGAAACGAAGAGAGGCAGGCTCAGGCGTTCACGCACGTCCAGGATGAAGCCCACGCACTCGAGCACTTCCTTGTATCTGTTCAGCTGGCAGTGCTTCCGGATGTTCTGCTCGAGAATCGTTAGCTCCTTCTTCTTTCGGTAACGCCCACCCTTCTTCAGGATCGATCCGATGATTGATGTTAGCCGTAGGCCCCAGGCGTGGGTCAGTGCCGCCCGCATTTTTGTCCTGTACTTCACCGACCAGAGTTGCAGTCTCGGGCTCGAGAGCAGCGTGCGCAGGATCAGTTTTCTTGTCCTGGCGTTGTTCGCCTTCTTCAGACCCAGGGATGCATCACCCACCCGCAGTCCATCGATCAGCTTCAACATGCGCTGTGGTGGCAGAGCTTGGAACAGGTGGTACAGCACCATGCGTTCTTGTCCCGGCTCGAGGAACGCTTGTTCCACGCCGTTCCGGGGGAATGACAGCAGCTTCTTCATACCGATCTGCACGCTGCGGTCGGTCAACCCTGGCAGCGTCAACAGCACGGCGTATACGTCCCTCTCCAGGCCAAAGAGTTCGTCGTGCACACGCAGTTCGGCAGCCTGTTGTTCGGCGCGCGTGTTGTAGTGCGTCGCGCGCCCCATGGAGCTGACAGCTGTGTCCAGGAATGAGCAGACGGATTTGCTCATCTTCTTCACAGCAGTCTTGTTCCGTGGCATCCACAGCAGCTGTTCATTCGAGTGCGTTTGCACCAACGTATTCATAGCATCACCTCTCCCGTGGAGTTCTCCATCAAATTGTTTGTGGAGGAAAGGAAAGATCTAGCGGTAATTACGGAAGCTGGGTCTTTGACATAAACTATTTGTCTGAACCAGCATCACAGTTCCCGCTAAAAGAAATGGTTGAGTCAATTAGAGCATCACGTTTTCTAAGTGACTGGACTTGAACCAGCTACCTACGGTTTTCAGGACCGTTGCTCTTTCCAACTGAGCTACACTAAAGTGACCCTCAAGTTCTCAACCAAAACAAGGCGTTTAAAGCGAGGGAAGTAGGACATCACGATTGAGTGAAAGAGAAGGATTTGAACCTTCAACCTTCGGCTCTGCATGCCGATGCTCGACCACTCGAGCTGTCTTCCTAAAGTGACCTCCAAGTTCTCGCTAAAAAATATATACCACAGGTGCTCGAACTTTTCGCAAGTTTTTTTCTTATTTTTTCACTTTTTCTTCCATAATATATTGGGTGGAATGCCCCCGGTGGGATTTGAACCCAACGTTGCCGGATTGAAAGCCCGGTGTCCTACCCGTTTGAACGACGGGGGCGAAGGATTATTCTGCAATTGCGTCGTTGATCGCTGCATATATTTCATCTTTTGCTCTTGCTATTTTATAGTATGGAACATGGAAAAATTCAGCTAGATGATTATTACGTATCACAAATTCAAATGGCAAATTGGATATGAGGCCTACGTGGCGTTCACGCATTTTTTGAATACGATCGTTTTTAATTTTATTCACCAGCTCTTCTGGTGGTGTGAGTAGTGAATGTAGGACACGCCGTGCAAAAGGTTTTAATCTTTTTTCTGTGTGTTCTAATATTTCTTTGTATCTATAATCCCATTTTGCTTGGCATGAATATGGATATGATTTGATTTTATCGACTGAGATATCTTGGTTTTTCATTACCTCAATTTTTACATGTTGTTTTGGATCTTTAGGTGTGTATTTAGAATCTTTTCTAAATGCTGTCACAGCAGTATTTAAGAAGTTTTTGCGTGCTATATACATACACCAAGTTTTGATTGATGCGCGTGTCTCATCATATTTGTCTAGATTCTTAAACATTTTTAAATATGCTTCTTGAACAAGATCTTCTTTATCTATAAATGACGGTATAGATACTTTCCCAGCTTCACGCATAAGGAATGGCCGCAACTCTTGAATAGTTTTGAGGAATAGCTGTTTTCTTTCGTCAGTGACTGTGAATTTTTTCTGGCGTGGATAGAGTTTCGGGCGTGGGCGGAGCTTCGGGCGTGGTTTTCTGACAATCACTGTACCCTCCGATTTTTTATCAGCGTATAGGACTATCGGTGGTGTGACTGATACGCAATAGAAAAATACAGATGATTGTCTTGAAACGTTAGGAATTACTTTAAGATTGGAACGTACTATTGGAGAACTTTTGTTTAAATTATCAAGTCAATAAGGTTATCAATATCATGACATTCTGGTTGGCTTTGGACTGCCTGTTGAGCTTTTTTGGTGGCTGCTTTCTTACCCATTCCACTTTCGCACAGGACCTCAACGATCTGCTCGACACGATAGTCCTCGAACTCATTGTTTTCATTGGCTTCATTGGTTTGTTCGAGAGACTGAGCCATGAGATCTCTCATCAGCATACGCTTGCGCCCGGTTGGTGGTGGTGCGTTGTTTGATTCGTCTTCTGTGGCTTCTTCGACGCATTGAGCCAAGTTGTAGAACCCACGGTCTGCTGTCCACTTGATCTTCTGAACCACACCCACAGCATTGCTGTTGATGGTGATGCGCGCATTGACCTCGGCATACACCATCTCCTCTTCCTCCTCGACTTGGTACCAGCCGTTGTGTGCGTACAGGATTGGGACTACGGTGCGCACCTTCCACAATGTTGGGTCCATCTCGATGCTGTAGACGTGGGTGTCGGTGTCGTGTGCTGCTAGTGCCACGCCCAGTGCTTGGGTCAACCATTGGGGCAACCAGATCTCTTTGAGATATGCACGCTTTTGTTTTCTGTTGGCGTCATGTCCTTGGACTAGCATGATATCCTCCTGTGAATACCTTTATTCTACAGCAAAAGTTTTGCTATTTTTCTATAATCAGGCAGCTTTGAGGAGGGTGTCGATCCGGTTCATGGCCTCGGTCTTCATCTGCGCGGCGCCGCCCCACCACACGCTATTCAGGCGCGCTTCGTCACCACGGGACTGGCGGTGGTGGTCCGTGTACTCGGCCACGGCGTTGATCGCTGCCCACGCAGTACCGCGGAAGTCGGCGAGGCCGATGCCCTGGTCAAAGAGACGCACGACCTTGTTCCTGTTGTTCTGTGTGCGCGTCGGCACCTCGTTCTCGTCCTTTGCCGGGAACAAGCCCTGCGCCAGCATCTGCATCTGGATGTCGGTGAACTTCTGCCGCGCCATCCAGTCCGCGCGCTCCTGGAACCTGTTGAAGTACAGGTGTGCGAGCCCCAGCGCTTCTCTCGCCTGCTCCATCTTGTCCTTGTACTTGGTTGTGTGGCGGACCCTGAAGGTGTTGGTGGCACGGCCCATGGCGATGTTCAGCGTGTTTTGGCAGACCACTCTTTCCGGTGTGAACATGCCGCTGCAAGCGCCGCTACCGTCGTGCGACGTGCTCAGTAGCAGGTACTGCTCGAGGATGTCGTTTCCGGCCACACGCATGACCTCGGGCAGCTTCGCCTGCATCCACACCTTGCGACCGTTCCACAGGCTGCCAGCCGTGTGGTACATGGCGAGCTTCTCGCCCACGATCCCGTCCAGGAGCTCGAAGGCATCTCGATTCTGGATGCAGTGGTAGCGGCTGCCGCACACGCCCAGCGCCTCTTCCGTGTCCTTGCGCACGATGGCGTAGTTGCCCACCATCACGTTCATGCGCTCCTCACCGTAGTGCTCGGTGAACAGCTCGCGGGTCTCAACTTCCCAGTCCAAGCCCGCGGCCACGAGAGCCTCGTCACTGGTCGCGGCGTCTGGGACCTCCACACCCATACCGTGCCACGGGCGCTGTCCGTAGTAGAACATGTTGTCGTGTTCCTGGATACCTGCGGTCATAGTGAGATCCTTTCTGTTTGCTGTATCGATGATTCAATACTAGCATACAGTTTTTTCTATTTTTCTATAAAGGAAAGTTTAGGAAGCGACAGGTGAGATTTCGATCTTGACCACTTCTTTGTCTTCGCCGATGGTCGTGTGCTCTTCCAACCCCTTGTTGTAGCTCGACTGCATCTTGCGCGCGAAGTCCATGATCGGGCGTGGCTGGTCCGGATACTTTGCCAGCAGCTTCTCTTTGGCCAGCATCACGTCGTTGACCATCTTGTCCACGATCAGCTTGTACTTTGGTGTACGTGCGCCTTTGCGTGGTGTGATGGTGATGGCGCAAGCCCACTTGCCCAGGACGTGGAGTCCAGCACCGAGCAGGCCAAGCACCTTCTCTTCCTGCTTGACGATCTTTTCGTCCACAGACTTCAACCGTTCTTTGAGCTCATCTCGCTCTTCTCTCAGTTTGCGCAGCTTTGTGGTGGCTTTCTTCTCCTTGTCACTGTACTTCGCCATGTCTCCCTCAGAGGCAGCGCTTCTCGCCGCAGTCTTGGTCCGCACACACCAGCCAGTCACTCAACGGATATGTTGAGTCGCTGACCCTCATAGTGAATTCGGAACGGTGAAAAAATACCAACATATATGTACCGCATTTGTTGCATTTTTTTGGGAAAAAGTATTCGTACCGCAACAGACGTAGAATGTACCTCCACGCATCCCATGCCATACAGCAGACAGATTTTAAATGACCCTGTTTCAGGTGAATCCATCCAGCTATTGTGAAGTTCTTGATGTGTATTAACGTATTATTCTTCATGATCGTATTCACCGTTGGCAGCTTTTGATGCAACGGTTCTTTTCATTGACGCACGCCTTCTTCGTGTTGATGTGGCTTCGCGACAGACATGTCTCGTACTGTGCATCGCACTCGGCGATGCACTGGTACACGTTGCTTGTATCTGTGGTGGTCGTGCTTGCGTATGGTGAGGTATATCCACCAGGTGGCACAGATATACATCCTATACAAAAAAACATTGTCACGATGATGATTTTCAACATATTGCCTCCTATAGTTCTACATATGGCAGCCATTCTGCCGGGACAGAAAAGTCTGTGGCTATGCCCATTACACCAACAGAGAAGTGGTGGTCCATGTCGCTGTCTGCCAACAGCATCCAGAAACCTTGTTCGTTTTGGACTTCGACACGATCACCAAACAGGCGCCAGGCATGAGCTCGCATACCTTTGTTACCGTTGGTACCGAACACACCAATGGTTGCGCCCTTGCTGATAGCGGTTCGGATTGTGTCGTATTGTTTTTCTTCTTTGACGCTGAATAGCATTTATTCCTCCACCATCTATAATTACACGATAGCAAAAGATTCGTAGAATTTTTCTATGAATGTGATGTAGAAAATTGGAGGCAGGATATCTGAGCGCTCATTCTCTCTCGTCGTACTCTTCTTTTGGATAGTCGCGCTCTCTCTTCTCATCAATGATGAGAGTGAGCCCACCATCCCTACGACGTGATGGAAACACAAGGCATTTCATCTCTGATAGATCAATTTCACATCGTGGTGCGCCCCATTCACCAATGTAGAACGGAGGCTTCTCGGGATCGTTTTTATCGATTTTCTTCAATGGGATTTCAATACGTCCAGACATTGTGTTTCCTTTTCTCCTTTGACGTTGACATATAATATATCTGCTGAACCCTATAAAGGCGCACCTCTATATACCATAATTGGTGAAAGTTTTTGTGAATTTTTCAGGGTTGCCTAAAAGGCTAGGAATGGCGATACTTTGACGGATTTTTTAGGCGCTTAAGGCACAAATGATCTTTGCGAACAGCTCGTCGCATGCATCTCGGTGCTCCACGCTGCCGTCCTCGAGACCACCGTCATGTGCCAGCTCATGCACGAGGGTGGAGATTAGCTGTTTGCGGTCTGTCAGCGTGCGTCTGGCGAGCTCAATGCGTCCATCACCCTGCCAGCGGCCGAGGATGGCGTCTGAGTAGAAGTCCACGATGTTGATCTCGTGGCCAGGGCAGTGCTCTTTCACCAGGTTCACAGCCCATTCGAAGCGCACCTGCTCCTCGGCCTCCAGCTCCATCAGGCTGTAGATGTGCTTGGCCTGTGTCTCCAGCTGCTGCTGCTTGCTCTCGTATGACCCCGTCTCCTTTTCTATGACAGCTTTCAGCGTGCGGCCCACAGCCACACCCTTGATACCATAGTGCTTGGCGTCCATGGTCTCGACACTGCTCGACACAGGAACGGCCTCGTCGCCGTGCTTCTCGGTGAAGATCTTGGCCATGGCCGTGGAGATGGTGCTGTTCGTGTACAGGTTATCGCGAACTGCACGCCCCTCTTCCCATTCATCATTCTGAAGCAGCTGCCAGATGTCTTCGGTCTTCACCATCTTGCGGGACAGAGCCTTGTTCAGCACTTTGGTGATCGCGTACTTCAAGGACCAGGGATCGGCCAGTCGACGGTCACGATCCAAGTCCACATCGTCCAGGTCGTAGCCGTAGAAGTAGCGACCAGGCAACCGACCAACGTACACACCCTTGACGTACAGCACGCCAACCTTGTCCTCTGCCGTCAGGATCCTGTCATAGTCCAGGTCGATCATGTCGGCCTTCTTGATCTTCGACAGGAAGAGACAACGTTCCTTGATCTCGTCCCAGTCCTCTTTGCCCAGCCCAATGACATCGACCTGGATCGCATTGCGGTATTTGACGGGTGAGCACTCCACCTTCAGGACCTCAGCCCCGAACTGGTCGCTGTGCTCGATGTGCGGGATCCACTGCTCGGCCCCAGACCGGCAACGCACGGTGAAACCCATGCGGCTGAGAACCAACCACGCCAGCTTGAAGCCCTCACCGAACTTGCCACGCTGCCGGTTGTCTTCGGCCTTGGACGTGGTGCCCATGAGCAGAGTCTCGCGGTCGATGACCACACCTTGGTTCACGATGCGCAGCATCGGCTCCTTGGTGTTGGTAATGTAGTTGACCTCCATGTCCCGGCCGATGTCGTGAGCGTCCTGGGCGTTCTGCAGGAGCTCCCTGATGGCCTCCCACGCGCCCCAGTTGCGCACGTAGCCAGGGTTCAAGGTGAGCTCGAGAGTGGTTCTGGTGGCGCGCATATCGTCTCCTATTGAGTCACACGTGGTTTGTATTCACACATTGTTGTTGTGGTTCTATTTGTCCTTGGGTCCGGTGATGAAGTACTTCATCGTTCTCTTCTCGCCCTTGCTCTGGACCTGCCCGGCCTTCTTCAACGCGGCAATGGCGATGCTGATGTACTTGCTGGCCTCCCCCAAATGTTCGCCGATCTCGCTCACGCTCATCTCAGCACCGCTTTCACGCAGCACCTTGAGGATGTTGCGCTTGAGGACCTTGGGTTCACTGTGACGCTGCTCGCCGTTGACGCCGAACAGTTCCTTGAGTGTCATCTCCTGGACGTACTCCGTCACGCCTTTGTCGTCGAGCATGCCCAGGAAGTCGCTGAATGCCATGTCCGGTGTCATGTCGCTGATCTGCTCCTTGATCACGGGCCCGACGCCGTACAGCTCAATGAACTTCTTCAGCATCCCCTCGTTGGTCAATTGCCCCGTGGCCTTCTCGTTCTTGCTCTTGTTACTGATCTTTTTGCTCATCTTTTTCTCCTCTTTTATCAGAGCGTTGTTTGTAATCAGTATATCATCGAACATCAAAGCATTTTGCTATTTTCATTTTATTCAATCGCTATGTCAATTAAAAACAGCATAACTTTGACAGAATTCTATGACCTTTTATCTTTATATTATTACGTACGATATATGCGAATTGTAGCCAATGTCTTGCGGTCCAAATTCCTTCGCGGTTGTCAGTGTTGAATTGAACAGGTCGTTGGTGGCCATTTTTTTTCGGAGCTGTTTTTCAACACCGCTCCACCACCTACCACCCTGGGCTCCTGTGGCTATCAACGCCTGGCACAGGGCGATCGACTGGCGGTAGGCCGTGGTGAGGTCAGGACATTCTGTGCCTGGTGTCGTGACGCAGGCAATGCCCTTTTGTCCGGGCCTGGAGAACACACGCACGCCGTCGACTACCAGGTCTACCTGTTTGGAGTACGGGGTTCTGAGGCAAACCACAGCGCCGTGATGCGAGCCCTCGTGGTGCTTGGTGATCTGAATTGCGCCATGGCAGCGCTCCCAGCTCGGCACGAGGTTGGCGTTGTGCTTCATGCCCACTACCCGGCATCCGTCCAGCTCGGCAAAGGCCTGGACCAGCGGCAGCACGCCCAGAGGGTACTCAGCACCTGTGTCACGGTCGCCAAACGTGGCCTCGATTTTGGTGCCCTGCTTGGTTTGTAGCTGGTACCGGTACATGACATCCTCCCTAGAACAGGTCGTAGAGCAGGCCGTGGACGTAACCGTAGGGCTCGCAGTTGTAGCGCTCTGCGATGTACCGCCAGATGATGTCCTGCGACACGCCACGCGGCTCGGTGTCGCCAGCCCCAAGGTCGCTGTTGCCCGGCTTGCGGCGGGCGGTCTGGATGACGTAGAACGCGGCCTCCACGGCCGTGGTCAGCTCGTTGCCCGCCGCGAACTCCTCGTCCAGCAGACGCAGCGCCTTGCACGCGGCCTTGCTCAGCCGGTGTGCTGCGAGGCCAGCACCCTTCATGTGGGTGTAGAGCTGCCAGTCATCGGCCTTCATCTTCATGATCTTCTCTTCGTGCTGCTGTCGGATCTTGTTCATGGTGTTTCTCCTAAAACTTTGGTGGTTTTTTCGTGCCCTTTAAGGGGGCGGCGGTTGTCCACCGCCCCCAGGTTTTACTTCAACATCTCTCGGATGATGCCCAGCGCCACGTCCGTCTCGTTGACCACGGACACACCGTCCACGACCTCACCGAACACCGCGCGCTTGGCCTCGATCATGCTGGCCAGGTACGTGTCGATCGAACCCATCATGTCCAGGTACTCGACGAACACCGGCGCGGTCTGGCCGATCCTGTGCAGCCTGTCCTCGGCCTGCGCCAGGTCAGCGGGGCGCCAGGTGCGCTCGACGAACAGCGCGTTCTGGCAGCGGTCCTGGAGGCCGTCAGTGCCGGTGCCAGCGGCCATGATGCTGAGCACTGCCACTCGAGCCTGGCCAGTCCTGAAGGTGTCCACGGCAGCCTGGCGCTGGTCGCTGGTGTCGCCACCGAGGATGCTCACGACCTCGTGCCCGGCCTCGCGCAGTCCCTTGGCCATGGCGGTCAGCACGCTGCGATGGTGGGCGAAGATCACAAGCTGCTCGTCCTCGCGGCTGGCCAAGAAGTCAGCGGCGTGGGCCACAGCCTGCTCGGTCTTGGCCTCAGCAGCCAGGCGTCGCAGTGTGGTCAGGCGGGCGATGGCCTCGGCACGCTGGGCTTTGGCCAGCTTGTCACCACCTTGTGCAGCGGCCCAGGACAGGAAGTCGCTGGCAGCCTGGCTGTACTCACGGCGGTCAGCGGCCTTGACCTCGATGTTGGTGCAGGTCACGGTCTTGGCCGGCAGGTCCTCGAGCACCTCGGACTTGCGCCTGCGGACCATGTAGTGACCGATCAGCTGGTCGTGGAGGCGATCGGCATTGCTCACGCCCGTGAAGTCCCAGCCCCAGCGCCCACGGTGCCCGGCGCAGAACTCGATCCCGAAGTTGAAGAAGGACTTCCACACCACGGGGTCGCAGATGTTCAGCTGGTGCCAGAGCTCTTTCGGGCGGTTCAACATGGGAGTGCCGGTGAGCAGCATGCGCTTGGTGACGGTCTTGGCGATGGCGTTGCACGCCTTGCTCCGTGCGCTCTTGCTGTTCATGACATAGTGGCTCTCGTCGAGCACGAGGGTGGAGAAGCCCGCGGCGCACAACACGTCTTGGTGGCGGCGCAGCAGGTCGTAGTTGATGACCACGACGTCGGCAGCCTTGCAATTTTCGGTAGTCATACTGTCGCTTTTGTTGGTTTTGCGGCCCTCGACCACCTCGAAGATCTTGTTGCCGTCGACAACGGCGATCTTGTGGGTGACGCCGTTGTTGAGCCAGGTGTTGACCTGGCGCGCCCAGTTGAGTTTGACGTTGGCCGGGACCACGATGAGCGCCGGGAGGCGGCTTGCGTCGCGGCTGAGGTACGCCAGGGCCTGCACGGTCTTGCCAAGGCCCATGTCGTCGGCCACGATGGCCCCGAACTTCTCGCCCTGCCGCTCCAGGAACCGGACGCCGGCACTCTGGAAGGGGTAGAGCCGGCCACCGGGCAGCTCGATGGCCTCGTCAGCCTCGACGTTGGTGGCCCGTGCCAGGCGCTTGGCGTCGGCCTCGCGCTCCTCGCGCCCTTCGAGCTCAGGGGCCCACCGCACGTCCTCGCCGTACATGTCCTTGATGATGGCCACGGCCTCGTCCCAGCTCGGGCGAGTGACCCACCACGCCTTGGTCTGGGGGTCGAAGCGGCGATGGCCGCGGGGCAGGGCCTTGATGCGGGCCACCAGCGTGGGGTTGTACGGCGCCTTGATGCCCAGCTCGCTGCCGCGCACCTTGGTCAGACAGGTGGGCTCGTTGTTCTCGGGCTTGGCCTTGGGCGTGGCCTCGGTGGTCGCAGGCGCCTGCTCGGTCTGCTCGACCAGCTCACGGGCCTCGCGGCTGAAGGTGGCCTTGGGGAAGTTCTCAGCGATCATGGCGAAGACCTGCTTGGCGATGGCTGGCTTGGTCGCGAACTCGTTGCGCTTCTCGGCCCGGTTGAAGAACCGGGTGGGGATCGCCCGGAACTTGTCGAGCAGCTCGGGGCAGTAGCTGGTCTTGACGGCGAGGCGCTTGCCGTACTTGCCTGCGTCCACGACGCTGACGGCGGCCTTGCGCGCGCCCTGGTCATGACCCTTGATGCGAAGGTTGGCACCGGCGATGGCCGCGCTGTTCCGGAGGCCGAGGGCCACAAGGGCGTCGCAAGCGGCTGTGGCCTGCTCAGGGGCGAGACCCTGGCACAGGGCCTGGAGGATGGCGTTGCCCGCCTTGTTCAGGCCGGCGTCGAGGGAGATGGTGAGACCGGCTCGGGCACAGGCCTCGTCAAAGGCCACGGGGTCAGCCGCGCCGTTGACCTGGTCGAGGACGTAGCGGTAGGTCTGGGCGCACCACGGCCCCATCCCGCGCTCGGCGCTCTCGGGCACGAAGAGCGGCTCACCACACACGACGCAGTTGCCCAGCTGGCGGCGCTCCAGCTCCACGTTCACGCTGTTGTTGTCCTTGGTGGTCTTACACATGATGTTGCCCTCGTTGGTTTGAGTTCTCGACGTGATGTCATCGTCTCAAAAAATGCTGATTTAATCAAACTTTATTTTCTTTATTTTACAACAACAAGTTTTTATTGAATTTATTGGAAATCAAGATGAGTACTGCATTGAGACGATCTTCATTGGCAGCCACATCTCGAGCTATGCCAGCCATACAGTAGGCTATATTAGCCACGAACCAGGGCTTTGAAATTATTAGTGTTTTTAGCTTTATGCTAGGCTAGGAGATCAGGCAGGAACGTGGACCCAGATGAAGCCGTGGCAGTGGCGGCAGCCGTACACGTACATGTCGCCGTCCAGGGCCAGGACCTCGACACCGGTGCTCTCTGCGTGGCAGCGGGCGCAGCTCACGTCGCACACGAAGCGGTGCAGCACGCGCACTTTCTCATCGGTGTCCGGGCGCCGCACCCAGTCCGGGCGCTGCTGGGGGTTGACGAGCAGCACGCCCCGGCCCTCGGGCAGGTCCTCGAGCACCTCGCAGAACGAACCCAGTGCGTCTCCAGGCATCTTGCTTTTCCAATAGGTATCCATCGTTCTGACCTCCGTTTGCCCAGCACAGGGCAGCCTGCTAAGCCTCAGCTACAGTCTGGGCACAAGTGCCGTTTGACTTCTCGCACTGCGCCGTCTTGTTGTTGCATCATCAATACTGGTATGCAGTCTGTTCTCCATTTCCCGCAGTTCCAGCAGCACTTGAGCCCGTGGTATCGGATGATCGACAGATAAAGAATGCCCGCAGCTCGCCACGGGTCATTGCCCAGCGGGTGTTGTTGTAGATCGGGGTCTGCTGCTTCGATCTCCACTTGCTCTTGAGCCACTACCCATCCAGCGCCAAGTGCCACGGGCAGCCCTTTGTAGTCGCCGGCCACCTGCTTGCACACTTCCCAGCACCTGTTGAGTGTGGGCAGCCGCTCGTACCACACCGGGTGCTTGTCTTCGAGCTCTTGAGCGGTGAGGAGGGCACACTCGGCACAGCACGCACGCGCACTTGTCAGCCCGTCATAGTCGTGTTGCTCTATTTCGTTGCCACAGATTGGACAGCGCTTCATGGTTGATCCTCCTCGGTCAGGGGTGGGTGCAGGTGACAGTCCTCACCATGCACCGGGCACGTGGTGTGGAACCTGGCCTGCTCGGCGCCGCACACCTGGCACACCCAGCGCCCCACGTCATCGAGGCGCATCCCGCGCAGGCCTCGGGGATCGTCGCACGTGCAGTTCCAGCAGTAGCCATTGGCAGTCATCGGTTCTGCCCCCAGACCTCGGGCAGGAACCCGCCCTTGCACAGCCAGCCGTGCAGCGCGTCGAGGTGGTTGACCAGTTCGATCACCTCGTAGTCGTAGCACCCGCCCTTCGAGTCGCAGCCGTCACGCTCGGCGATGTCCACACAGATCTGCAGGATCTCTTTGAGACAGGCGTTGGGGTCCATCACTTGTCCTTTCTTGTTGTCATGACGCCACCACTCTTTGCACCGACCGGACACCAGCGTAGAAAAACGTGGTGCCGCTTGGTCTGCGCACGTGGACCTTCACAGTGTTCTCACCGTAGTCCTCGACGCGCAGCACATAGTCGATGTTCTCAGGCTTGCTGCCATCGCCCCACACCACACGGTCACCGGGCACGAGGTCAACGGTCTTTTTCTCGATGGTCTCCATGTTCTCTCCCTAGCCCAGCGATGGGCTAGTACAGTATCACTCCCATGCTCAGCTCTTCGCAGTGCCGGGGCGCGTCCTCCAGCTCCAGGCCCAGGCGACCAGCGGCCCAGCCCACCTCGACCATGACATCCTCGCCGCAGGCCAATGCCGGGCAGGGCTCAGCCATCCCCCGTCTGCTGTACTCTGGCAGGACCTCCACCTTGATGTTGAGCTTGTGGAGCTCGGTGGCGATCTTCATTGCCTGGTACAGGGTCATGCTGAGTCTCCCTCGTTGTAGCCCATCACTGGGCTAGTAGTAGTCGTCGGGATCGGGCGCCTGGTCCCAGGCGCACTCCATCAGCTCATCCAGCTCCACGGCACAGACCTCGCCGTCGGCCCACTTCACCACCACGATGTCGACGTGCAGCGCGCGGTACTCGCCGGGCTTGCCGTAGACGGACGAGAGCTTGATCATGGTGTCCTGGTCCATGTCCAGGATCTCGTGGGTTTCGCACTCGACGTCGTACACCTCGAAGTCTCCACCCTCTTCGGGGTGGCAGTCCTCGGGTGGCCCCCAGATCTTGGCGGGGATCACGGGTGTGGCGTAGGCCTCGAAGCGCAGGGTGCGCTCACCATGCCGGGGGCCAGTGACGATCTCGTGGTGGTACTCGAAAAAGATGGTGCTCATGTCAGCTCTCCTCTCGCTGGATCCCGGTCAGGTTGCGCAGACGACGGACCTGTGCGACAGACACCAGGCCCAGCTGCTCGGCGACCTCTACCTCGCTCAGACTACAGTCGGACAGCAGCGCGTTGCGCAGGCGCTGGCGCTCGCGCTCCGCCAGGTACTGATCGGCGGCGCTGATCGCCTCGCGTGCTTTCTGCTGCCATCTTTCGTAGTCTGTCATTGATCGTCCTCCAGCTTTCCATTATGCACGAAACGCTTATTTCATCAACATTTCTTTTCTTTATTTCATAACGTGTTGATATCTAGCCTATTCCTCGGCTAATGCGTACAGTGCCCAACTGCCCCCGGGCGCCGTTACCAGACCGGTGCCAGCGCATCGATCACAGCCTGGACACGGATCGTCGCTCACGTCGCCAAACTCCCAGCGCACCACTCGTTTGCCGCGCACGATCTCGGCCACCTCGCGCCCATGGCAGTTGCACTCGCGCTGGGACTCCGGGAGCACAGCACAGCTCGCCACGAGTCGGTACCGATACTCGCCCTCGCGGTACGCTGCTGGCCATTCGCAGCTGTAGTTGCCGTGTGCATACACCGTGCACGACAGGCCCCAGTAGTCGTTGCCAGTGAAATAGTCCAACACCCACGGCACGTAGTCCGGATCCACGTTGTCCCACACGCCCCAGGCGCAGGCCTCGAGGGCCTTGGGCGGGGCCTCGAATTCATAGCCCCCGGTGTCGATGCCGTAGCCTATCGTGAGGCTAAGCCGCTGTTCCTCGGTCATTGTCGCATCTCCTTTCGCACGGGCAGGCTGAGTAGTTCCACCACCGTCAGGGCCACGGAGTGCTCGAGTTCTGCCCACGGCAAGCCCTCTGACACGTTGTCTGGCCACATGGCAGCGATCATGGGCTCGCCCGTTTGATAATCGGTGTAGTATTGGAACGGTATGAGCTCACCATTCATGGTGGCCATGCCAATGATCATCAGCTGTGGTTCGTCGCCCGGCTCAGGCCGGGAGCAGTGCCAGTGCACGATGACGCCTCGCACTTCACCCTTGTGCTGCCCGCGCTTCACGGTGTGGAAATACAGGTCAATGGCGTCTGAGCTCAGCATGGCTTCTCCCTTGGCTGTTGGTGAGAAGACGCGGGGCCCTGGTACTTTCTGACAGCAAACATCAAAAAAAATCAGCCTTTCTTTCTACCTCAGACCGTAAGTGGTCATTGTCGTAAAAGCGCTCAGAAGTTCTTCAAGCGTGCACGTGGTTCTGTCGGGTGGCCGCAGTGCTGAAAAGATCGTGTACCAGTCACGCCACCACCACGTGATGTCACGATAGCGCAGAGCCAGGTAGCAGCCGTTGGGCTCAGGGCGCAGAGCACGGCACACCAGCGGCCTGCGCCTCCACGACAGCACGCAGCCCCGGGCGCCGAGCATGCTGCATTGCCCCAGGATATGGCCTGTGCACGGCCCGTGGTACGGTAGGTCCTCGAACAACTCGTCGGTGGTTCGTGGTCGGACAAAGTACCGGCGGCGCGATCCTTCGGTCGGACCTCGCACCCAGTCCAGGGCCCAGCGGCCAGAGGCCAGGGCCTGCATCACGAGCTCAACACTGTGATCGAAGTCCGCGGGGTGCGCTGCACCGGGCTCGGTATGGCAACAGCGCCCGCGGCACACTTGGCACAGGACCGTTGGCCTGTACACGGCTATGTCAGCCCCGGCCACGGCTAATGCCCACAACACGGGTAGTCGATGCACCCGCAGCTGCAACCGATCCGCGACCCGTCCTGGAGGTAGACCCCGTAGCGATCGAAGTGTGAGGCCACGGCGCCGGGCGAACGATCGCCACGCTCGTACGCCGTGCGGCCGTCATATCGTCCGTGGTTCACCTCGTGATCCGACTTCTCGCAGTCGACGCACGCAACGCGCCCCCCGCCGTACCACTTGGCGCGCGTCCCCCGCCGCAGACGCCAGCCACAGTGCACGCAGGTCCCCGCGTACTTCAACGTGATGACTCGTGCCATGTCCAGACCCAACCCTTCTAGCCCCTCACGGGGCTGCTGTAGCCCTTGTCAGGGCTAGTAGAGGACGACGCCCGTGCCCAGTGCATCGCTCCTCGACGGTACCTCGCGCAGCGTCATTCCCAGCACGCCACACGCCCAGCCCACCTCAGTCCAGCAGTCGACGTCGCAGTACAGGGCGACACACGTCTTGCCGTACATGCACCGCCCACTGTACTCTTCCCTGACCTCGACGCCATCAACCCCAGCGTCCTCGAGCAGTCTCACGATTTTGTGTGCCTGGTCCAGTGTCATGTCGCGTTCCTTTCTCTGGTTTGAGGTGTTCGGGGCTCAGGCGTCCCACGTCTTGACGCAGGTGCCGTCGATGTACGCCGTGATGTGCAGCACACCGTCGAGGTCCACGCCCATTGCGTCCCGGAGCTCGGCGTGCAGCGCCATCTCCGTACCGGCCTCTGCCAGCAGCCGGCCGTCTGACCACGCGAGGTGCTGGCCCCTGCCCTTGTACGTGGAGTGCGTTGTGTAGATGCCAGTTGTGCCTGTTGCCATGGTCGATCTCCTTTAGCCCTCAACGAGGCTGGTTTAGCTTACCAAACAGCTATTCTAAAGCCTTATTCAACAATGTCAACAAAAAAAGTGTAAATAAAACCACAACAAGTTCCTATCACCGTTTATCCCGTAGTATACAAAGTATACTACATCGGATATCTCACCTCTAATCTAGCCCACCGCACGGCTAAAAACGCGCCCGCCCGCAGCCAGCCACCAGCCCCGCGCTGTTCCCCCACCAAATAGTTCCAACTACCACGACTATCACTGCTGTACTCCCCACTACCCACTACCGTAGTACAGTACCCTGTACTGATATGTACTCGTTTTGAGGGTTTCGTTGTTTCCCTTTATATATTCTTTGTGCATTATGCGGTGTGCGGCTTTTCACGTGTGTTGTGTTGTGTGTCGGTCGTGTGGGTGTACGTCAGTGGCCACAGGCTCACAGTTTACAAGTTTACACAGTGGTTGTGGGGTGGGTGTGGGACGTGGTTAAACACCCCAAAACACCTGCCGCCACACCTCATCGAGGCCGTCAACCCCCAATTTTGACGTTTTTTCTGTCGCCGTTGAACCTCCTGTGTCGAGAGACACCACCCCGTTTCTATAGTACGTAGTACTACGGGAAAACTTTGGTGACTTTCACAGCCCCGCATAGGGCTGTAGCACCTGCACCTCAGGCTAAAAGTGTTTTAGCCGCAGCTAAGGCTAACTCAGCCTTGCACAGGTTTAGCCACACGTTATGCTAGTGTCTCGTTTTGACGCTTTCACACCTCCGGCTTAGGCACCAGCCCATCACTAGGCTAACGCCGAGTTAGTGTATCACTTTGGTACAGGGTTGATCCCGGGCTCAGCCCCGATAAAGCCCTACGTCATCAGCCACACCTTAGGCTAAAAGCTCCTTGACTTTGACGGTTTTGTACCTTGCCTTTAGAGACACCTCCAAATATTTCGACCTCGGTTTTCAGCCTCGCTCTTGCACCTGGCCCCCTACGGCATGCACACCCAGACCGGGGTGCTGCTGGTGCCCGCCACCCGCGTGACCGACGAGAACACCTCGCACAGCTCAGCCTCGATCTCTGACGGTCTCAGGTCCGCCTTTCGAGGGCTCTGTGGGTAGTTGCACACCACGGATCCGTCCCACGTGCAGGCGTCGAACAGCTCACGGATCGTGATGCGCAGCATGGTGCGCGAGCTCAGTACGTTGAGCACGTTGCTGGCATACACCAGGGTGTATGTGCGGCTGAGCGCTCGGGTGTCGTGCACGCCTGGCCTGACGTTCTCCCCGAAGTCGTAGGCTGTGACGTCCAGGCCCCTGGCCCTTAGCATCTGCGCGTGTTGCGCCGTGGTCCCGGATCCGAAGTCTAGGATTGTGTCCTCGGGCCTGGCGATCTCCAGCACCATGCGTGGGACGATGGCCTTGGCACCCACGGCACCTGCGCCCCGGCTTGTGGCGTTAGCCACCTTGACATCAGCGGTCGAATACATGGAAACACCTCCACATCTTTTGACGGTTTTTGACCGGCCTTAGCGCACCACGCCACAGGCGCACCCCGTGCACCCACACAGGGCGCGCCGCACACGGCGCACACGGCGGCGCATGGCCCCGTCCCCGTTGTCTGCCAGGTGGCAAACGTAGGTCCACACGTCACACCCCAACGCCTGTGCGTGTGAGGCCACGGTCTGTGGCACGCGCACCCGGGTCTCGGTGCCGTGGAATGAATTCGACAGGGTCACGGTGGTGGTCTTGCTCATGTTCGCGCTCCTCTTTTTGACGGTCCCCAGCCCGCCGTTAGGGGTGGAGCCGGGCTGTTCTGTGGCACAACCCGGTGGAAGCCTAGGGGCAGGCTAATCTAGCCTACGGCCTTGGTCAGCACCTCGGCACCCGCCCGCACCACGAGGTCCTCCACGCGCTCGACCTCCGCACTTTTGACGGATATGGACCCGCGCTTGTGCTGCGGCGGGAGCTTTGACGTCACCTCGCGATCGAAGCGCTCCATGGCATCGGTCACGCCCTCCTGCTCCAGGACAGCGTTGCGCGCCTTGGTCCCCTGCTTGCCGATTTTGATGGCCTCAGGGATCGCCTCTGCGAGGTAGCGCAGGGCGTCGTCACGCGTGATCCCCATGCGACGGATGAGGAGCGCACACACGATCGTGAAGGGGATCGACGTGGTGGGCTTGGCGTCGGGCACATCACGGCCCTTGGCGAACTCCCCGCACACGTGCACGTGAAAGTCAAAGGAGTGCGCGCCCGTTTCGAGGGCATCGCGTGCGCCGTTTACCGTGTCTTTGCTCCCCCCATCTGTGAGGATCTTCGCCAGGGCGACGATCTGAGTGGAGGTGAGGTCCGCGATCTTGGTGGTGTTCTTGGCCATGGTACGCGCTCCCGTTTTGATGGGTGCCCATCTCCCCGTTAGGGCATGGTGAGGGGTTGTTCTTGGGCACAACCCCACAAAGCCCGGGACTCTACTCGCTCGCGCTCAGCGCGGCGCTCAGCTTCGCCTTGCGTGCACCATGCGCAGGGAAGCCCACGATCCCCTTGCGCTGGCGTTGACAGAGCTTGCACGTGGCACACGTGATATCATCGCGCACCGCAGCAGGACACACGCCCACGGTGCGGCCCGCAGGGGTTTTGACGGGTTTGTCGGTGCCCATAGGGAGCACGCAGACCACGGGCGCGATCTCAAGTTCGGCCAGTGCGTCCACTTCTGCCAGGTTATCCGCGCTCAGGTTTACCGTGAATCCGCTTTCATTCATTGCCTGGATCACGGCCCTATTGTGCGCCGCATTTTCCTTGCCCGTTTCTCCCAATACGTCGTGATGCGTATACGTGAACCCCCCGCGGTTTGCGCCCACGGAATTTGCCTGGCACAACATGGCAGCAGACTCTGCGCAGATGCGATCGGGGTTGTCTTGCTCGGGGCGCAGATCTCCTAGTTCATTGTGTCGCCAGATCGTGACGCTATCCGGATCCATCTCTGCCACGGATTGGCAGAAATTTGACCAATTTGAGACGCTGTTATAGGCGCTGGCGTCGACGCGGTCCCAATGAAATCTACAGTTTCCCCCCTCCCCGTAACAACCCCCCGATCCACGGAGCGGGCAGACGATCGGGCAAGTGGAACGGCTCGAACGGCTCACCGGGATCTCACCGGTTTTGATATTCTTTGAGACGTGGGTTAGTTGGTGCGTTGTCGGGCTCGCATTGCGTTTGGCGACGGTGAGAAGTGCGAGGAAAAGAGCGGCGATCGTGTTCTTGATCTCTGTCATCATGGCTTGATCCCTTCTGACGTCTTATGAAAACTTGGTGTGTTTTCTGCGCCCGTTTGCGTGTCTTGTTTAGAACGTTCCCCGGTAGTTTCCAGCGCCATCCCAGAACAAGCGCGATCCGTCGGGCGCGATCGTTCCCTCGTCGTCAAAGTGCCAACCGTCGACGCTGGCGATCGTTGCGGCAAGCTTGCCGATCGCGTTTTCTGTTTCGGTGTAGTGACATTGCGCGTAGTAGAGACGATCGCCCATGGTTTCGCACGTGCTGTCATCATATGGCACGTGGATCGGTGCGTGCGCCGCTTTCTCGTCGAGACGATCTGCCATTGTCCCGAAGATCGGCGCGATCGTCGCGTTGTCTTGCGTCGCCAGCGCTTCCTGAATTTGGCCACTATGATCGCGCCGATCGGCGCGATCCTTGCGCTGGCGCGCTTCTGATTTGTACCATCGATCGTCTTTGTTGAGCTTGCGCGCGTGCTTCGGAGTGCGATCGATCGCGTTCGGCGCCACGGACTCGAACAACTTGCGATCGCGCTTTGCTGCGTTGCGTGTTGCTGTTCTGCGCGTTGCGCGCTTGCGGTTCTTTGGTGCGCTTGTGGCCAGTGTTGCGAGTGTTGCGAGTGTTGCGAGCATCGTGTTTCCCTCGTGTTTCGTGGTTTCTCGTTTCAATCCAAGATCGGGCAATGGCAAATTGCGGTTCTGTCTTCGCGCTTTGCGGGTGCGCTGTTGAGTTCAACAAAGAGGCTTGCGTGATAGGCCTCAAGTTCGGTTTTGATGCGCTCGCACCTTGCCACGGCGATCGGGTAGAGACGATCGCAAGCTGCGAGCGTGCGCGCTTGGCACGCTTCGGGTGCCCAGTATGCATGCCAAGCGGCGATCGTTTCGGGTGCTACTTGTACTGTGTGCGCAAGTGGCAAGCGCTTGTGATTGGCGATCATGCTGGCGACGGCAAGAGCGGCGGAGATACAAAGCAAGATCGTGATCATGTGGTTTCCCTCGTGTTGATATCTCTTTATATCACGCTTTAGAGCGTGATTAGATATTTTTTTAATAACGTATTGATATCATTGAAATCTTAGCTCTTGTCTAGGCTAGTATTTCGTGTTGTGTGTGCATATGTCACATTAGCCTACATGCAAGCTAAGTTATTGAATTCATTGACTAAGCAATGTGATCTCATTACCCTATAACTTCACATAAAAGACCTATAACTATCGGCACAACTTATTGTTATTATTATACAATCTCGACCATAGGCAAAAAAACGGTTTTCGATTGTGTTTTTCCAATGTCCTACATGTAGGACAAGGTATACAAATGGGGGTGGATGTAGTATGGCGGGCGCGCCCCTACTACCTTGTCCTACATCTAGTTTGTGGTGCTCGTTTCACTTGTTTTGGTATAATACTTGCTAGAAAAGTGAGACAATACCTACATTTGTTTACACACATAATTATATATAACTTATGCATAATTTATATATCATTGTACCTATGGCACCATATATATATGTCGTGCTGAGAGCTCCTAGGATGCTCTCTAACGAACGAAAAAATCGGAGATATCAGCCTATGGATAGGCTTGCGATCGTCCAATACAGAGGAAATGTGATCTAAATCACATTTTAAAATATATCTTATCACTGCCTCAAAACGAGACGATCACTAGTGTGTCAAATTGCGACAGTGCATAGCTTATCGCTAGGCTACCCAAGCCGAGACCTAGGCTAGTCTAGCAAGTATCGTGCCAAGCAGTGATATTGAGATAACAACTTACACATGAATACATATCAATACATTTACATACATAAGAGCATATCTTCACACATATGGTTACAATTGAACACAAAAGAGCATAATTGCATACAAAAGCATACTTATACGCATAACTACGCATATAAAACTACAATTACATACAATCTCTTACTTGTATCTACAATTGAACACAAAAACGCATAAATACATACAAAAGAACACATTGCAGCATATGAACACACAATCGCGCACACACGCGCACTTGTGGCGCATCTAACCTACACGTAGGCTAAAGTAGGATAACGCAAGGCTAAATAGCTTATCACTAGGCTAGCAATAATCGTGCCATCATCTTAGCTTGGCGCGTGGCTAATTTTCACCGTATCTTATCATAGAAAACTGGCCAGATGTTATGTTGGCACGATTCTCGCAATGTTAGGTGCCGGAATATTTTGGGGTCATATTTTTGATGCCCTAGCCCACCCCCCGGCTACCACAGCCTACCGGTGAGCTAATCATAGACATCAGTGAGCTAATACAGTATTGAGAGCTAATCATAGACACCGGTGAGCTAATACCGTCATGAGTGAGCTAATTACAGACACCGGTGAGCTAATCCCAATCCCCTATGACCCACCAATCCCACGGCATCCACCATAGTCACAGACCCCCCGGGCCCCACCACCAATTGCCAGCCCACACAGAACTCAACAGAACTAGTATCACGTCTGTAGAAAAAAATATTAGAGTTGGCGGGCCGCGTCCAGTCCCGTCTATCAACGTACATCCGCCACCCGGCCCCCGTCACAGGGGCTGTGGGACTGGGCGCCCGGCGCTTACCACGCCACGCCACTCACGTTCAACAACCTGTTCTGGGAACGTTAACTAAGAAAGTAGGTCACTGCGTCCAAGGACCTCAACGTCGTACACCAATTGATAAATGAATTCTCTATTTCTGGTACAGAACTGACTCCCAGCCAACATGCCCATAGACTTGATGAATGCGTTATACGTTTCTACCTCGGCAACAGCGTATAGATGTAGACGATTTGTTTCTACGCCCCACACACATTTATACAGTTCTTTGACCACGTCCCCAACCATTCTCATGGCTTGGTACACGGCGTCTACATCACCCAGTTCCAGGGCCTCAAGTATTGTAAATACAGTAATTGTTTCTAATCCTTTTTCTGCGAAGAAATGGCGTACTAGCCACACAGGCCATTCCCTACACGGAGTGGCGTCCTTCATTATGTCATCTATACTCCAGTG